CTGACTGCATGATCGACAGGGGGCACAGTATCAACACGCGGCGCACTTCACCGCGCTGCATCAAGTAGTCCGCTGCCCACAGTGCGGATAGCGTCTTGCCTGTGCCGGGTTCCGAGAACACGAATGCGCGGCGGTGTAGTGTCAAGAAGGCAGCGGTCTCGACTTGGTGGGCCATGGGCTTGTAGCGCCCAGGCCAGGGGTACTTCCTCACGATGGGCGAGGGTACATCTTTGACACCGAGGTTCTTCAACACTCGCGCCTCATCCAACCCCCAATAGACTGCAACATCAAAGCCACCATCTGTGCGAGGCATGACTTTGTGCTTTGGAATGATGCAGTACTTGTTGGGGTTGCGGGTAGTGAACAGCAGTGCTTTGTTGTCTATGATTTGCATTCGCTTCTCGGGTTTATTTTTTTCCTAACGCCAACGCTTGTTCCCAAACGAAGCGGGCTACGTTGTAGCCTATGAGCTTTTGCTCTGAGACCGTGAGGGTCTTCCACCATTCCTCGAATGTCATTTGTTGTCTCCTTGGTTGGCCTTCTTAGCACGCAACCGCAGGTTGCCCGGTACTGACTTGCCGCCCTTGCGCAGCGGCTTGATGTGGTCAATGTCCTTGCCAGTGCGGGCGATGCCCTTCTTGTCATACTCACGCCGAGCGCGTTGGCGTTCGTGCTGATCGGAGTCAGGGCCAGACCTGCCCGTTTCCAAATCGCGTTTGTATATAGCTTTGTAGTTGCGGGTTGCCATGGTTTGCCTTTCAGTGTTTAGGGTTGAACTCACATGATCTCACAGGGCACCAGCCGCACAGCGGGGTGCGCGTTGGGTTCCATACGCCTGTGGCATAGCAGGACTCCAGCTTGGCCACACGCTCACGATAGCGCCACCACTCAGCCTCGGTCTCGTCCACGGCCATGGTGTGTTTGACCATATCGTTCTTGACCACGAACAGCAGCGCTGAACGCACCTTGCGGATATGGGGGAAGTGCTTGAACACCATGAGGGACATGAGCTTTAGCTGGTCACGATCTGGGTACTTGTTGTTGCCCGTCTTGTAGTCCAGCACCGAGGCGGTCAAGTTGTCGTCGTCAATGATGAGCAAGTCAGCGATGCCCCGCACCCAGCGCTTGGGTTCGTTGAAGGAGCACGGCTGCAAGTCCGGGGTGATGCCCATCTCGTACTCGCACAGCTTCCTCCCCGGTTTGGCCAGGAGCGCATCAAGCACCGCCGTGGCGTAAGCAAACTCAGGGGGCAGCGGTGTGCCGTCCCGAATGTAGACTTCAGCCGCTGAGTGAAAGCTCGTGCCGTAGCGCGTGGCCTCCGTCTCTTGGAACGGATAGTTGTTGAGCACCTTGACTTCGTGGTGCCTGCGTGCGCACCCTTCGAAATCCTTGAGAGCACTGTGGCTCCATGTCACCTTAGCCATTTGCTTTCCTTTGTTCGCGGCACTTAACAACATGAGGACCTGCGTGGCCGTAGTACCCGCCGCAGATGTTGTCGCCTGATCGACCCACGCACGCAACAAAGCCAGTAAGTGGACATTCTTCTCGATGCGTAGGCGTGCACCCCTCACTGCCGTAGTCTGACACGGCCACCGCATAGAAGCGCACGAACACTGGTTTGTCGTCTTCGTAAATTACTTCGTGAATCATCAAAATCTCGCAGTCTCTATTGCTTTGGTCAAGCGGTTGGCGAACCGGGTCACGAAGCGTTCGTTCTTGTTCAAGCTGTCCTCGCCCATGTCGTGCAAGATGGCGTGCACCACCTCGTGCCAGAAGGTGTCGTGGACTTCGGTGGGCTTGTACACACGCCCGGTGCTGTTGCTCTTGAGTCCGATCTTGATGTTCCTGTCGGGGTAGTACGTGCGCCCCATCAGGTTCTTCTCGATCATCGCTTCGACAACCTCAACCGAGTATGTCCTGCTGCCTACGCGCATCTTGCGCGGTATCTGTCTGTGCTTTACTGTCATTGCTTCTCCTTAATTTTTTGCTAACCCATAACGACGGTGCGCACCACCGTCAGCGGCCAGGGGTATCCCCGGCAAGTACTTCGGCTCCATAGTCATTTGCGCCAAGACCCATGTCTTAGCGGTGGCTACTTCATCGTCAGGCACCACGGCGATCAGCTCGTCATGCACTGTCCCTTTGACTGGATACTGTTTTGCTACGCGAAGCATCCCGTCTGTCATCACACATCTTGCTACGCCCTGCGTGACGTTGTTCGTTATCTTACCAGCATATAGCTTGGTCTGGTCGGGGCCGTAAACCCACTGCACCCGGCCCTTGTCATCCTTGAGGGGCTTGAGATCAGGATACAACAAACTCATACCGCTTGGCAAGATGATCTCCCCCTTCTTGAAGGTCAGGCACTTGTGCGTGTACTCCTTGCCGTTGTACAGGCTGCGCTCGATGAGTTGGCCAAACAAGTCCCACATCTCTACGACAGGTGCGGCAGTTGCCCGGTAGATGTCGATGATCTTCTTGGCCGCAAGGCAGTGCACCAGCAGTTCCTTGCTCGTGCAGATGCGGGGGATTTCCTCCAGCTTCGTGACGTTCTCATCCCAGTCTAGGAAGCGTTGCGCATATTCTCCGTCCACGCCCAGTGCTTTAGCAAACTCTTTCGAGTAGCGAACTGGGGGGGCCCCAAGGAATCCCGTAAGAAGCTGTGACGCGAACGATGCCCAGCCCAGACCATAGCCGCAGCCCAGTAACGCGCTTTTTGCAGACTGCCGCAGGTCTGGATGAGAATCCTTAGTAAGCCCGGGTATGTTAAACATCTGACTTCCGAATGCCGCGTAAGGGTCACCTCCAGCCCGGAAGATGTTGAGCATATCATCGTAGTCGGCCAGCCACGCGAGTACTCGCGGCTCAATCTGCGAGAGGTCGCCGACAACGAGTTGGTAGCCATCGGGAGCCATAATCGCTTTACGTAAGAACGACTTTCGCTTGAGGTTTTGCATGTTGATGGCACTGCCCTTGGCCGCTGTCCACCTGCCAGTCTGAGCACCGTAGTACGAAAGCGGAACCGGGAGCGGGCCGCGCTGGCTGATGTCCAAGAACCGCTGTGCCCTTGTGCGTTCGGTTGTTGATTTGACTTTGAGACGCGCTTCGCAAAGGAGCGCAACATCTTCGTTCGAGCCATTGAGGAGGGCTTGGAAGAGAGCATCGTTTTTTGCCAGGGCAAGCGTTTGCTTGCCTGTGGTCTTACTGATTTTTGTCGGGGGTGTAACGCCAAGGCCTGTAAGAATCTGCGCAAACTTAGGGTTTGACGCCAGTTCAGACTCATTGATGTTAAGACGTTGTAGGAGCGCTTCACGTATGTTTCCTTCTTCTGTCAATGCTTGTATCAACATCTTTTGGTCAAGTTGCAACACTGGTCGTGTGTACATTTTGAGCGTCATGTCAATAAGGTGTAGTTCCGATCTAGGGTAGCCCGCCGAGAGTCTTTCGAATATTTGTTCGCAGAGATATACGTCGTGCTGACAATACTCAGCAAGTTCTCTTTCTGTCTCAGGCTCAAGGACGGCCAGTCCATCGGTACTATGTACGGCTCTCCCTTTGGGGGGAAGACCAAAATCTCCTGCCAGTTTGGCGAGGGAATTGCCAACTTCCACGCCGCGTAAAGCTCTTGCCATTGATAGGGTGTCGAAGATGAAGACGGGGTGACAGTCATATCGCCACTCAAGGATGGAAATATCGAATTGGGCGTTATGTGCAAGCACGGCGGTTCGTCCCCAGTCGATGCCAGAAAAGTACTCAGATAAATCTGGTCCTCTAACCCATTCAATCGGCTCGTCGCTTCCGAACTCATGTGTACAGGCTCCGAAAGCCACGAACTTATTGTCACGTATGTACTCCTCTGTTGTCATCTTGGACAGCGTGTAGTCCTTGCTACTCCAACGTGTCTCAAAGTCGATGCATAGTATTCTGTCAAATGGTTTGGTCAATTCATGGCCTCTTTGGGTGGTGCTTCACGCATGTTGATGTAGTTGAAAAAGTTATCCGCTGCCAGCAGCAGCGTGGCTGCATCCATCTCGTTGCAGTTGACTGTGATTACGCTGGCGCTCTCATCGGTCAGGTCGCCCAGCACAATGACAGCAGCGTGCTTATCCTCGGCGTAGCACTGGAGCAGTGCGTACACCAGCGTTTTGAAGTGGTCCTTCTGGGCATCGGTCATAGACGCCACTCGCGCCTCTATGTCCTCTTGTGTTATTCGCATAGCAGTTCCTTTAAAGTTTGTTTCACCAAGTCCATGTTCTCCTCGTTGATAACCAGTGCCGTCCCCCCGGCCTGCTGTATCTTGGCCAGCTCCATGTCTTGCAGCGCAGTGGTCTTGCCCTTGCCCGCCTTGCACTCGATGGCGATGAACGTGCCAAAGTAACAGCAGATGATGTCTGGTATGCCCGCTCTGCCCATGCCGTTTTGCACAGGCGAGAAGTGGTACACCGCGTTGTCATCGAGCAGTCGCTTGACTGCCTTCTTGACTTTGGCTTCGGGGGTCATGGCCATGTTACTTCCTTCGCTTCTTAAAAAAGTACTTGATGACCTGTAGGCTAACATTAAACCGCTCGGCAATCTTTTGCATTGACTCGCCCTGCTCACGCAGTACAAGTACTCGGCGCTCGTCAATCAGTGTGGGTTTGCGCCCACTCCCCGGTCTTGCTCCACCTTTCATGTGGCTTCCTTTGGTTTGCGTGCGTCAACGCAGGGCTTGCACACGTATTTGTGAAGCCCCATATTGATATTCAATACACACCCTTTTTCGGGCACGGATTGCTTTTGACAGGTCCAGCACAACTTTCCCCGGCTGTGCATCCATGTATTGTTCTCGCGTGTCATCTTTGCAACGCTGTTGGCTTCTGCCCACCTGTTGAAGGTGGTGTTGCCCCTGTCCTTGTGGCTTTCCCATTTACTCATGTCTTTCTCCCAAACCCAAACGGGCATTTGCTTTCTTCAGACTCGCGCACCCTGCGGTACTCGCGGTATCGGTTGAGGTTACTCAGCTTCTCGCCTTGCAGGTACTTGTTGTACTCTTCCCTTGTAACCATGTGGTGGCGCAGATCAATATCGCGCTCTGTCAACGCCGTTAGGTGTACCAGCGGCTGGCCAAACTTCAAGCGGTGTGTGATCGTGGTTGCCCCCTTCACGAACAGCAGGTTTGTATTCATGGAATACTGGTACTTGAACTCAGTCGTGCCCGGTAACAGGACGTAGCTAGACAGGCTTGGCATACTCCACGTTGGTTGCTCCCACTTGAAGTACACATCCTCTTTACAGCTTGCTACCCAAGGGTTGTCGAACTTCATGTGGCAGTAGTGCGACTCGGGCGCGAATAACCCACGCAATACGGCGGGGTGCTGGCTCATGGTGCTTGTGCTGTCAGAGAATTGCCCAGCCCAGTGCGGGTCGCCAATAGCGCCCACCTCCAGCGTGTAGTCAGACCACAGCGGTTGAACGATGCCGTGCTTGTAGTGATCAACCACACCCATGCACCGCTTCATGGTGGCAGTGGGGAACAGGCTGTTCTGGATGGGTATCTCCAGCTTTAAGTCCTTCCACCACTGCGGGTAGAAGTGTGCCGCCGCCTTGGGCTTTGCCGCATCAAACACCATCTGCCGACAGGTGAACATGTCCACCACCAACTTGCGCTTCTTGATTAGAAATATCATGTGTTCTTCTCCTTGAGTTTGGCTTCAGTCTTTCGCCCCATCTCCATCGGGCTGTCGTCCATGTGGATGGCGTCCATCATCTCCCTGTCAGTCAGTCCAACCCACTCACCCTTTGGATACAAAGGCCACACCTGACCAAGCGGTGTAAACAAAGGGCTGTTTCTATCTGTACTGACTACGCCATTAGATGGGTCGTACCATGCTATTGGTTTCATGTGTTGCGCTCCTTGCATTTGGCGCAGTCGTGATTAACGCAGCCGATCAAAGGCTCTGTGCGCTGTGGTGGGTTTACCCACTGCTCGACCGGTATGCCCTGTGGATGCAGGTCATCAATCACAATCATTTTGTACTTAATCTCAGGGGTAGGCTCTTGCTCTGTGCGCTGGGGTGGGGTTGTGTAGAGGGGTCTCACTTCTGCATGACTTCCTTTTAAACTTGCCATCTCCTGCGCTTCTTCCTGCGTAAAAAACATATCGTGCAGGTTGCCTTCAAATACACCCCACGCCACAGGCTCTTGCTCTGGCTGTGCATAAGCATCTTCATACAAGCCCAGCCGTTCATTTTCATTGTGCAAGGCTTGAAGTGCTTTCTCTTGTGCCAAGCGTTCTTTGAGGGCGGCGATGGCTTCTTTGTGTTGGTCAGCCAATATCTTCAAGCCGCCAACTTTGCCTTGTCGTGTTGGATAGTTGCCATAAAGTTGCTCTGCGTTGTACGCATCTTCAACAACCAAATCAACGCTGTTTTCCAACGCATCAAGCGCCATTGCCATTGCTTCTTTGTCAGTCATGCTTGTCCCCTTGCTCTGATTACATCGGCAATAAATTCGCCATATTCATCACCATATTCATCACACACCTTTGCACACGCCTCACGCTCATCAGCAACAGCCATTTCAACAAGGGTCATCAGGTGCTTTGTACTTACGTGCCAAGACTTGTACTCACGGTCTTTGTCTATGGCATCAGCCAACATGTAGGTAATCTGCTCTGCGTTGTAGGTCATCGCTTCATCTCCAGTTGTGGTTGAGGTAGCTTGTCAATGAATGCCTGACCCATGCGAATACTGTCTGCGTTCCAAATGTCCATGTCGCTGAGAAACGCCTCTTCCGTTTGTCCGTGGCAGTAAACACGAAACCGCTTTTGGTATGTGTTGATGTCGTATTCGGATTCCATGCGCTCAACACGCTTGTTGCAGACGGCGCACATCGGCATATCGTGCAAAGCCAATTCAAACTTTTTCTGTGCGGAGAGTTTCATGCTTGCTCCTCGTCAGGTGTGAATTCTTCGGCATCCACTGTGCCTGCCGCCACCAGCACTTGGTAGCGGATAACGTCAATGCGGCGTGTCTTTGGTGTACGCGATATGCCCCACGCCACCGCGCAGTTTGCAATGTCGTCGTAACTGATACCACCGCCGTTGTCATTGGATTCCCAACGGGCTTTGAACTCTTCCTTGGTCATGGCGGTCATGCTTCCCTCGCTTTCAGCATTGCGTCTGCAACTTGATAGGCCCATTCAGCGATTACTTCTCCAACGGGTTGCGATACATCGTGCATCATTCCTTGCATAGCCTTTGCCGCAAAGTAGTCCCGCAAGGTCATGCCCGTCATGTCAGTCCTGTGTGGGTTTGGGAATGCTTGTGTGTCCATGATTTGTTTCTTACGCCATCCACTTGTGTGTTCCCATTGGCCCTGCTTCAAGGCCAACTGCTCGAATGCTTCGTCTTCTTCGTTCATTTCTTTTCCTTTTTGTGCTGTTCGCTTATGGCGTGTAGCGCTTCTTCAATTGCGCCCATGTGGTTACCAGACCACACATCCCATGTGGCGGTACGCTTCTGGTTAATCGTCAAGTCCCCATCAGGGGAGTTCTTAAGCAAGCGCCCCATATCGACACAACTCGCCGTGAATTGCTTTGGCGGTTCTTGGTCGGGGCAAATGGTGTATGTGTAAGGTAACTTAGCCATTGCGTTTCTCCTGTTTGTGTTTGCCGTTCATCTGTCATTCCTTTCCTGCTCATCCATCCAGAACCACAAGCGCATCAGTGCTACCAGCACAAGGCCAGCAACTACCACACCTATGAACCCCAAGAGAATCGTGGCCAGAACTGTGTCCATTCAACCTCCGAACAGTTTCTGCAACTCGGTGTACAAGTGTCTCGCCTCGCCCACATTCAAGTCCCGCAACAGGCACAGCGCATCGTACACAGCCCGCGCTTCACGCACAGGTAGGGCAAGCACCTTGTCGATGGCTTCCTGGCCCTTGGCTGTGTCCTGGGTAGGCTCGGGGGCCAGCGCGGCGATGCCCTGCGCCTTGGGCTTTGCGGGCTTGTCGCGTGCTACGCCCCGCTTTATGCTCATCTCTTTTCTCTTGGCTCCGCTGACCAGCGGCTTGTAGTAAACGCGCTTCGCTTCGAGGTTGCCCACCTCGTTGATGTTCACTATTTTGTTGCGCACCATCTGCGAGACGAGGGAGCCTATTGAAGCCTCTTTAAAACCCGCCTCGATAAACACCTTTCGTATATCGGCGCGTAAGCAGCCGGGGTTGTCTCTGATGTAGACGAAGATGTCTTTGGATAGGTTGCCCGTGAGGGTAAGTTTGCTGTTGCCGTTGATTTTGGTTTGTGTTTGCATGATTGGTGCTTGTGCCTGTGGTTGTGTTTGTGCTTGCATGGTCTGCTGCTCCTCTTCTTCCCATTCGTTGATGGTGGTTGATAAAACTTGGCTCTTGATTGCAGTGGTGAGTGCGGTTTGTAAGTCGGGCATTTTTAGTCCTTGGCTAGTAGAAAAAAGATGGCGGATAAAAGGGTGAATACGACAGCGACATAGATCAGTGCGCTCTCGATGAAGTAGCACCAATCAGGGCGTATGCCAAGCAGTGCCGCCTGGATAAGCTCTTCGTCTCGCGTCATGGTGCTGGGCCTGCCGTTGTACATCAGGCCGATCTTTACTTTGCCCGTGTCGTAGGGCGGTGTGTGGTAGTGCATTTGTGCTTCTCCGTTTTTGAAAATATACCTCGCAAATAAACTTCTGTCAAGTGTTGGACAAGTTAGTGGTTGCTACGCCCTCCATATAAATAAATCCAAGGCCAGCACAATCAGTGCGACCAGCACAACAACGCGCTGTATGCGCTCGGACATGGTGTAGTTATTCATCAGACTTCTCCAGTTGTGCATCGTCAATCATGTGCTTGGCGATCTCGTACCAATTCACATCGGACAGGAACGCCAGCGCGTAGTCAACGGCGATGTTGCCTTCGTCGCCCCCGCCTGCCTCGTAGATGTGTTCCTCCACATAGTCTTGCAGCACATGGCGCAGTTGTTCAACAGGCAAGGATAGATCGAACAGTTCGGCTTTGTCCGCGTCATCGAATATCTCCAGGTTCACACGCCATGTGGCGTAGTTGGTCCAGCCGTTGTAGGTCTTGTCAGTCATCTTTCATCTCCTCAAGTAACGCCGCCTGATCTTCGGGATAAAGATCACCGAACGGCACGAAATGGTTCTCTTGGCAACAAGAGTAGCTGTCCCCCTTGGGGGTAGCGCAGTACACGCAATAAAGTTCATCAAACATGAATGTTCCTTTTAAAAAAGAAGTTGACACCGGTCAAACCTCGGCATACAGGGCATCGAACGCATTGAGCAGGGCCGTGTCTGCGTTGTACGCCTGGGCTTGCCGCGCTATCTCGTCCACCAAGTCCTTGGTCACACGCCGCTTGTCGAGGAAGCGCAAGGCCAAGTCAATGTCCTCGGGGTACGCGGCCTCGGCGATCAAGTCCAGCAGGTACTCAGGGTACCCAGCCCGCGCCTCCTCGATGGCCTCCTCGAAGCAGTCCGCTGTCATGTCGGCGTAGTCGTACTTGGCCACATCCTTGTCGTACTTGGTCCACCACCCCTTGCTCCAACCTGTGTCGTGGATGTCCTTGAGGTCAGGCACCGTGGGGTCACGCTCGGAGGGGAGCCCATCCCAGTCAATGAGCACGGCTTGCTGGGCCAACAGGTCGAAGTGATACACATCCAGCTCCTCCTTGGCGCTGTGCTCGAAGTCATAGCCCACGCTGATGTTGGTGCACTCGGGGATGATGTCGGTGAACTCGGCAGTGTCGGTGTATACCCCAGTGTCGTCAGGCATATACATCAAGCGCTCATCGACATTGAGCGCATCAGCCAGGGCTTGGCCAAACCCATCCGAACAGCAACGACCCCAGCCCTGGTGCGTGATGACGCTATCCACACCCCTGCGGTCGAACGCAATGGCACGCTGGAACTGGCCCAGCAGGTCTGCGTATGTGTTGGCTATGTGCTTGGCACCGATACCCCCACGCTCCTCGCCTTGCGTGAAGATGTAATACCCAGGCACACCGCTGTGCATCAGGTGCATGAGCATGGCACAGCCCGCACCGTCATCCGCGCCAAGCTGTGAGTCCTCGGCATACCACTTGTACTGGGTCTTGCGGAACTTGTTGGCCCCCTCGTCCTTGTGCACCGTATCCACATGGGCCACGAACAGCGTGCGGTGGTCGTCACTGCTACGCATATCAATGTGCACATTCCCAGCGGCATCGGTGAACACCTCGGCCAGATCGGGCAAGCGGTCCACGAGCCATTGCGTGAAGCCAGCAACAGTCGCACCACCATGCGGACGCTTGAGCGACAACGCACGGACCAGGGTCTTATACAGAATTGATTTCTTGTTCATACTCATTCTCCTTCTTCTTCAGTTGCTTGCTCGGGTGCATGGTCGGGGTGGTAGTTCTCGCCGTCCACAGTCACAGGCTCGACATCATCGGTCAAGTACCAATCGGCAGACGCGGCGCACAGCCACGCCTCATCGGTCAGGGCGTACTCGCCGCTCTCTAGTCCCACACAGTTGTTGAGCAGTTGGTAGTCGCCGTTGTGGTCACAGACAATGTTCTCGTCCTCGATGTGGAACCACTCGTTGTCAATCTCCACAGCGTTGTCGGTGTGCTCGTACTCACCATTCTCCAGCGTCACAATGTTGTTGCTGTCGAGATAGTCCTCGTCATAGTGCGCGTCTTGCGACTCGACATACACCACATAGTCGTTGTTGATGTGTGCCTGATGCCCGCGCCTGCTGTACGCATATGTGTAGTTGTGGTTGAAACAACTGTCGCACACCTGGGTCTCCTCGCTTGCGCCAACCCAGTACCCATCACCATCGCTCATGCGGTCGCCACAGTCCTCACAGTTTGACCCGTTGTTGTCGCTGGCCGTGCCGCCTGTGTTGTCGCACTGGTACTCGGCATCACGGTCGTCCGTGATGACCAAGTAGCCGCCCTTCTTGGTAGCGTACTTGTCGTCGCCGTCGAGGTAGGGGGCCAGTGTGTCGCCGCCTTGTGTGATGTAGTGCATGATCTTCAGCCCATCCCATGTGCACTCCTTGTCGTACCCCTGTGTTTCTAGCCACGCCTCAAGCGTCTCGTCAGTGGGTGAGCCACTGCCGTGTGGGTTGTACTTGTAAGAGCGCACATAGGTCTTGCCGTGGCACAGCGCACGGCCCACAGTCTTGCCGAACTCCAAGCGCACAGCCATGTGCCAGCCAAGGCTCGGGTCATACACCTCATAGGCATGGCGCAACACGCCATCGTCACAGCGGTAGTCCCTGTCGCCAGTCATACACGATGACGGCCCACGCTTCAAGTGGTGCAGCATCTCAGCCATGGTGTGCACGAACCTGCACTCGCCATTGGAGCCATACAGCGCGGCCAAGTCACGCACCTTGTGGTCGGGCATATCGCTGAAGTGGCGCGTCAGATACTTGCCGATGGTGGTGACAGTCTGTCTGTCGGCCTCACCTGCACGCTCGTCCCTCGTGTATGCCAGCCGTGCGGGGTCACCCTCGGATATGTGCGGCCACTCAAGCAACAACTGATGCCAGTCATCAGGACGGCACACATCAAGTGCCGCCTCAACAACGGGGTGCAGTTTGTACTTGCGTGTCTCACGCCTGAACCATGCGCGGTGGTGGTACACGATGTCGGCGGCTGGCATGAATGTGCTGTTAAACAATATCTTCATCTTGCTTCTCCAGTTTTTTGTTACTACTTACAAGCGCGGTGTGAGAGGGCACACCGCTAACCCATAACAGGGACAGGTTGTCCCCGTTTATTCCAGTTCCTTTTCGATTTCATTCAAGATACACATAGCAATCTCCTTGTCGTCTCGCATCAGTGCGCCTTGCACCTGGATAACCAAGTCAAGCAAGCGAGTGCGTTCCGCGTCCGCCAGTGCTGAGCGTGCGTCCTCTCGGTCGAGCTGGTCTAGGTGCCTGTCGAGTAGCGCATCGTGGTGTGCGTCTAGTCCGTTCATTTCAACTCCTCTGGTATTTCAACTTCATCACCCAGCTTGCTTGCCACATAGCACCGCATAGCGGCGATTAATGGTGTGGGGCCGACCGACTCACGACCGCCAACATGGGCATTCCATTCGGAGCCGCCGTACAGATAGAGGGCAATCCCCTCACGCTCAATGATCGGCCCACCTTGTGCCCAGTCTGTCGATGGTGAGTAGTCTTCGGGCCAAACAATCTGTCGGTCAAGTATGCGTAGCTTCTCGCCCATGATGTACCCCACCGCCCAGTCAAGGGCGGCTCCTGTTAATTCACTTACTTTGATCTTCATTTTGTTTCCTTCCATTCAAGAGTTATGTTGCTCGGTGAGTAGTTGCCAAAGTCGTAGTTGGTCATGACCAGCGTCTCGATGGCGTACTTGTCCCCTGTCTGTGCCCACATACCCAGCGGCACAAAGCCATTGATGTGGCGTGACAGGTCGCTGAAGTAAATGCGCGGGAGGTCCATCAGGTTCTCCCTGTCTACCTCGGCCACCATGCGTTGCCCGTGCTCGTCATACTGACGGCCTGTGTTCCATTGATGTTTCATCTCACTTCTCCTTTGGGTTAAAGAATCCAAGCCACTGTGTGCCCTCGACTTGGGGTTGGTACATCCTGATCTCATAGGTGGCGGTGTGATCCAACGGCACGAGGAACAGGTTGTATGCGTACCCGTCCTTGTCCATGAGTCTCAACAACTGGCGCAGGTCGCGCTTGTCGTTGGTCGTTGCCCACTGCGATACGCTGGACGCATAGAAGTGTTGTTGTGGTTCTCTCATTGCTTCTCTCCTTTTACTTGGTTAAGTCAATCAAATAGTTCAGTTTCTTTTGCACCACCTCAAGCTGGGCGGTGCACTCGTGGCGCATGGATATGCTGTCGAGGTTGTTGCTGACATGGCGCAGTCTCGCAATCACATTGAGTAACTCAAGCACCACTGTCTCGTTGACTTCTTCTTGGTTCATTTGGTCTTTCATTGCTTCTCTCCTTACTGTTGAACAATCGTTGTGAATATCGGCTCGGATAGCGCTAGTCTTTTGTAGTAGTACACCACCATCTTGAGGGCATACTCGGGAACCTCCTCGGCGTGGTCTTGTCCGAAAAAGTGAAGCTCGTACATATCCCAATGCACGTACTCATCAACACCCTTGATGGACTCGCCTGTGTGTTCGTCATACAGAGAGCATCGCAGGTAGCCCTCGGCGAAGGCGATCATTTCTTCTTTCGTTTTCATTTGCTTGTCTCCTGGTTAATCATCAGGTCTCTGCGGTACTTGCGGTAGTACTCGGCGAACAGGTCATCGAACGCCTCGACTAGCTTGTACATGTTGGTGCTGTCTGCCACATAGAACGCTTGTGCTATGTGCCCTGCGAAACTCCCGCCTTCCTTCTCCATCTGTTGCGCCGCTTTGTGCAGCATCTCGTAGTCCAGTTGTATTGCACTCATTTCACTTCTCCTTCGTTGGTTATCTCCACTACGCTGGGCTCCTCGCCCCAGCACCCATCGCCCCTATCCATTGCCCAATGTGCTTTGCGTATTGCCTGCTGTTTGGCACTGTGTTCGTCATCTGCCTCGACTTCCACATCGGCGTAGTACGACAAGCGCACCTGTACTGTGTATCGATTCATTTGCTTTCTCCTTTGGTTGGTGTGTATGTCAGGCCGTCAAACCCAGATGCGTACTCGCAGTCCTCTGTGCCGTAGCGAAAGCCCACATGGCGGTATGTCCCATCGTCTTGCTTGCCGCACGCATAGAAGAACCCATCGGGGTCACCGCTTCGGTAATAGAACGCATTGCGTGCCCACTGTGCGCGTGTCTGCTCAATCTGTAGGTGTTTCCAATCCATATAAAAGATAGGCGCAAACCAATCTCCAAACTCGTGCCGCGCTTCGTACATACGCCAATCTTCTATCTTGTGCTTCGCCATCCAATCAGGTGTGCCCACCTTCACGGCGTCGTACATCTGGCGGTCAGTCAGCACCAAGCTGTCCGGCCACTCGCCCATCTGGGCTTCCATCAATGAGTTGTATTTCATTTGCTTTCTCCTTTGGTTTAGATTGACTCGACACGCATGAGGTGCTCGGCTTGGTCTTCGTACCCTTGCACGAACGCACAGACACAAGCGTGCTTCCACACCCAGCGTGCTGTGTCGCCCGTGTCCCAGTCTCGGGATGTCCCGCCGCCATACCCCATGTGGCGGGCTACCTTACGCATCGCCCCTCGCTCAGTGTTGGCGTGTACCTTGAACCGCTTGGCCCACGAGTAGTTGGCCTCGCCCCCGAAGGTGTCGGTAACTTCCACAAAATAGATGTTGTGCATCTTCATCTCACTTCTCCTTATGCTTGCTCAGTTACAACTCTGCCGTTTTCGTTCAACGACAGTACATAGTCGGGATACTCCACGACCTCGGCACGAGTGGGTGCCGTGTGAATCGAAGCGTCAATGGCCTGCCCATAAAACGCCAACTCTTTGGCCACACATTTGTATGCGTTAATCGCATCACTCTTTTTAGAAAAGCGCTGGGCTTCCTCAAGTGTGTCGGTGCCGATACGCAAATACCAATAGTTCTTCATTTCACTTCTCCTTAAAGTACCGCCTGAGTCGGCAGGCGGCAGACCGATAAACAGGGACAGCTTGTCCCCGTTTCATTCCTCTTTCTGGTGGGCCAGCCCGTGCCATGTGTTGGGCAGGGCTTGGGGTTCTTTCATGTCTCTAAGCACGGCCAGCACACGCATCATCTGTTTTATTCTTTTGAATGAGTTACCGTCGTTCGGGTCATCGGCCAAGTGCTTGCGCTCGTTGTCCAGGTCGCTTGTCGTGCGTTTGACAAGGTGGGCGTGTTGCTTCTCAAAGATGGGCTTGGGTACTGTTCGGGCAAAGGGGTGCTTGTTCTTGCGCCCTGTTCGGGGGAGTGCGGCAAAGACTGCGGTCAGGTTTCGCTTGTGGGATTCCTTCACCCAGTCAGACCAGTGCACCCCCACATTGGGCAGGTTGTGTTCCTTTGCATACTGCGCTGGCGTGTATTCCCCCAAGGCAATGTGCGCTTCGAGTTGGTCAATTACCTTATCCAACACCACCAAGTACAGGCCCAGCGCTTCAAGGCGAGGGGTCGGTTCGGGTAACTTGGCTTGGTAATCGTGCATCACGCGCACATTTCGGCGCTCGTATTTAGCGGTATTTATGATGGGTTTCCACAATCTGGCGTGTGCTGCCTTCTTGTTTCGTTGACTGCGGGCCAGTTTCTTTTTCTGCATTACTGCGTTAAATAGCGTGCCTTGCAGTAGCGGCACTCCTTTGGTCAGGCGGTTGGCTTCGGCCAACAACAGGCGGGGGGGTAATCGCACAAGGCGTGTGTTTTTGTTTTCGAACATGGCTGGGGTGCTTTCGTGTGTGAGGGGGGCTTGAAGTGTACTCTATTTATCATGGTTTTGTCAGTTGGTATCCGGAAGTATCACCTATTAAACAATCTGGACACGAGCTTCGCCACCCTGAAAGCCGCATGGGTGCTGGGTTTGTGCCATCCGGTGGCGAGGTATCTGTTGTTTTTGGTATTCGCAAAAAGCAAAGCCCACAAAAACAAAAGAAGAGAGGTGGAAGCGGGGGCAAACCCATACATACCCACTCCCCTATATATAAATATAAATATAAATATAGATATATAGCCACCGGAAGGCTTGACGCCAGTATCCATGCGGGTTTGGAGGTGTCTTTGCTCGTGTCCATATTGTTAAATAGGTGATACGAACTTTTTAGTATTACTTTTTGCTATTTAACAAAAACAGGGACAGTTTGTCCCCGTTTCTTTCACAGCAGGGGGAGTTGCACTGGCTGGCAGTTGACCTCAAGCCAGGACTCGAACGCATCGCCTGACGCGAAGGACATTGAGAGCAGGGTGTCTCGGTTCTGCACGGACACGATGTGGTAGTCGCGCTTGGGGTACTGGGGGAAGTAGTCTTGGACGAGCCAGCGGCCTGTGGGCAGGTTGAGGGTGCCACGGTCTTTCAAGAGGGGGAAGTGAGTTGAACGCATGATGATTCTCCTAGTTGTTCGGGCAAGAGTGCCCCCACAACCCACGCTAGACGCATGGGCTGGGAGAGTGTCCTGTTTAAAAGTCGTTTGTGAGTGCCGCTATCACGGCTTCATCGTCTCGGTTTTCAAGGGCTTCAACGATGGCTGGGTTTTCAAGGGCTACGCCTGGGTCGATGAGGTGCTCGTTGCAAAGCGCAAGGAATTGGTTTTGTGTCATGGGTAAATCTCCGTTGGACAGGAAAAGAAACAACGGCGCACCTTCTCGGGCAGGCCGTCAGGAAGAAACAGGGACAAGGTGTCCCCGATTACTTGGCAAAGGCGTGAGCCACGGCGGTGCTCGCCAGTTTGCGGGCACCCTCGTACTCGGCGCACAGCTTGGCCAGTTGCGCCGCCGCCTTGAGAATCGCCTCGGGGATTTCCATCTCCTCGGTTTTGCTCGACCCTTGCTCTCCGAGCACCTCCTTCACGATGCGTTGCAACGCCTTGCGACACGCCTCGTAATTCGCATGGGTTTTGTCGAGCACCTTGGTGCCCGCCGCTTTGCGCTCTCCGGCCACCAGAGGCACCAAGTACTTGGGATGGCTCGCCACCTCGGGCAATAACGCCTTGGTGACGGCATCACGGGCTTTGCCCTTGAAGGCGGTGCGGAGGGTTGCGATGCCCTCGCCGTATGCGAAAGCGGCGGTGATAACTGCGTGAACTGTGGTTTTCGTTGACATGGTTTTTCCTTTAAGACTAGCTTGCGACAGGGCCAATCCCCATCGCTGTCTCTATTGTGCGGTGACCCCGATTCAAATGGGGTCGAGAGTACCCATTTCAGCCAAAAAACGAGTTATTTAGACCCCACCGTACCCCCACCAACCCATATTGGACGATTGACGCCGCCCAGCACTGAACACTGTTTCTGTGCCATAAATCAATCTTTTGTAATCCTTTCTACTACCCCCATAAATTTTTTAAAAAATTCCACAAAACTCTTGTCCAACGATTGACAGGGGGGGTATACTACCCATGTTGGTGACCAATGGAGAGGCTTGGTTTAAATGAGGAGCCGTGTAGGCACACGCAAGTGGAAAAGGGGAACTACCAGCCAACACCCCCCAAAACGAAAAAGTCCCCTGACCGTTGCCAGTCAGGGGATGAAGAGGGGGGATAATCACAAACCCCCGGAGGAGAAGCAAATGAGCATTTTTGCTAATTGGCCGTAGGCCAAATGGCAACTGCTTGCACACTTACCGGGATTGAGTGTACATTAGACCAATCGCAGGTTCAAGGGCTTATGCGCGTATGTTGGATCACTTAATAGATTTCTCTCCCCCCGTAGATTCCTACGAGCGCAAAGCCGTTCGTGGGTTGGATGCCTCATCCCCAGAAGAAATCCTGAACGCCCAGGTCAAGACCACCGAGTGGCTGGAGAGCATGGGGGTGGCCAGTGACCAGAAGGCGCTCGAGCAAGCACAAGCCAACGCCGCACGCAAAGTGTTCTCCGCGCTGGCCACCGCACAACCTGTTGCGGAAACGAAACACCAACTCACCCAGTTGAAAACCCCAGAGGCTGTGCGCCATCTGGTCACCATGCTCTCGGCCTACGACTGGGAGTTTGTCGAGCAAGCCAAAGAGCTGCGCGGCATGGCGGTGGCCAAGATACTGGAGGAAACAAACCACCCCGACGCTCGGATCAGGCTCAAGGCGCTGGACATGCTCGGGCGGGTCACGGAGATTGGACTGTTTACTGAACGCATCGAGGTTAAGCGGGCTGACCTGTCCGACAACGAGATCGACCAGAAGATCAAAGACAAGCTCAACAGGTTCATGGGCGTCACAGACGCCGCATTGATCGAGGACATAGAAGTTAGTACTCACACACCCACGGCTGATGAAGCTCAACGACCTGACGCTCTCCCCAACTGAGATCGCTGCTATCCAGCAGGCGCTCCCAACACTGTCTCTCAAGGAGAAGATGGAGTTGTTTGACATGTTGGAGGAGCGCGAGAAGCGCTACGGGGTGGCAGCAGCACGCCAGGACATGATTTCGTTTGCCAAACGGGTCTATCCAGGGTTCAAAGTGGGTCCACACCACAGAAAACTGGCCAAAATTTTCACCGATGTGATTGAAGGGCGCAAAAACCGGGTCATCATCAACATCGCACCCCGTATGGGCAAGTCAGAATTCAGTTCTTACCTGTTCCCAGCGTACTTTCTAGGTAAATACCCTAATAAGAAGATCATCATGGGGACGCACACCGCGTCTTTGTCCGAAGACTTTGGCCGCAAGGTCCGCAATTTGATCGACAGCGAGGACTACCGTGAGCTTTTTCCACAAACACTTGTTGCCGATGACCAGAAAGCTGCTGGAAAATGGGGTACTAGCGCTGGGGGTCAGTATTACGCTGCTGGCGTCGGTGGTGCTCTGGCTGGTCGGGGTGCCGATCTGTTTGTTGTGGATGACCCTCACTCGGAACAAGACGTAAAAGCCAACAGTCGTCTAGCGTTTGACACGGCATGGAGTTGGTTCCAGACTGGACCCCTCCAGCGCTTGATGCCAGGGGGTGGGATCATCGTGGTGATGACCCGCTGGGGCAAACTGGACCTGACCGGGAGGCTGATTGACTACCAGACCAAGAACCCCAACGCACCCGCATGGGAGATTGTGGAGTTGCCAGCCATACTGAACGAAGGCATGGACGACGAGAAGTCCTTGTGGCCAGAGCAGTGGCCCCTGGCTGCGTTGAAGTCGGCCAAAGCCTCGATTGACCCCCAGTACTGGAACGCCCAGTACATGCAGCAGCCCACCAGCGACAACGCGGCCATCATCTCCAGAAAGAACTGGCGCATCTGGGAGGGGGAAGACCCACCCACCTGTGAGTACATCATCCAGAGCTGGGACACGGCGTTTGAAGCCAAGACCAGCGCCGACTATTCGGCGTGCACAACCTGGGGCGTGTTCTACAACGAGGAAGAGAACGACGCGGCGCAGGTCATACTGCTCGATGCGTTTAAAGACAGGATGCAGTTTCCTGAGTTGAAAGCCACGGCACTCAAGCACTACAAGGAGTGGGAGCCAGATGCCTTCATCGTGGAGAAGAAAGCCGCAGGAGCGCCACTGATACAAGAGTTGCGCAGAATGGGCATACCTGTACAAGAGACCAACCCCTCCAGGGGCAACGACAAAATTGTGCGGCTAAACGCGGTTGCGGACTTGTTCAGTTCAGGTACAGTCTGGGCACCAGACACACGCTGGGCCAGGGAGGTCATCGAGGAGGTGGCGTCCTTCCCCAACGGCGAGAACGATGACTACGTGGACACGACCTCCCAGGCGTTGCTGCGGTTCAGACAGGGCGGGTTCATCAGTTTGAACACCGACGAGAAAGACGACCCCATCTACTTCCGCCGTAAGGCGGCGTATTACTAAGGACAGACATGGCAACCAATATCGACAAAGCGCTTTACCAACAGCCCCAGGGCATTGACGAACTAGGGGAGCAAGAAGAAGCGGTTGAGATCGAGATCATCGACCCCGAGGAAGTCAACATTGAAGGTCCAGGCTTTGAGTTGTCTATCCGCCCAGGCGACGAAGATGAGGACGAGTTCAACGTCAACTTGGCCGAGGAGATGGAACAGTCTGCCCTGGAGACCCTGGCTGGGGACTTGGCAGGAGACATCGAGAACGACAAGAACTCCCGCAAGGACTGGGAGAAAGCCTACACAGAGGGACTAAAGCTGCTCGGTCTCCAGTACGAGGAGCGCACAGAGCCTTGGAACGGCGCGTCTGGCGTGTTCCACCCAATGATTACCGAGGCGGTTGTGCGCTTCCAGTCTGAGACGATCACAGAGACCTTCCCCGCGCAAGGCCCGGTGCGGACCAAGATACTGGGCAAGCAGACCCCAGAGAAACAAGAAGCCGCTGTCCGCGTCGAGTTCGACATGAACTACGAGCTGACAGAAGTGATGCGTGAGTTCAGGCCCGAGCATGAGCGCATGCTGTGGAGCCTGCCAGCCACGGGTAGCGCGTTCAAAAAGGTGTATTACGACCCAAGCCTGGGGCGTCAGGTGTCAATGTTCATCCCCGCTGAAGACATCATCCTGCCCTACGGGGCCACGGACTTGGACACTTGCTACCGCGTCACCCATGTGATGCGCAAGACCAAAAACGAGATTGTGAAACTCCAGAAAGCCGGGTTCTACCGGGACGTTGAGTTGCCCGATCCGTCCAAAGAGCAGACCAACATCCAGAAAGCCAAGGACAAAGAGACGGGGTTCAGTGACCTGAACGACGAGCGCTATATCATCTTTGAGTGCCACGTTGACCTGGACTTGGAGGGCTACCAAGACAAAGACGATGATGGCGAAGAGACGGGTATTGCTTTGCCATACGTAGTTACCCTAATAAAAGGGACCAACGAGGTGTTGGCCGTTCGCCGCAACTGGAAGGAAGACGATGACCTGCGACTCAAGCGACAGCATTTTGTCCACTACCAATACATCCCCGGATTCGGGGCTTATGGCTTTGGTCTTTTCCACCTTATCGGTGGGTTTGCCAAGTCTGCAACCAGCATCATGCGCCAGCTTGTCGATGCGGGTACGCTCTCCAACCTGCCAGGGGGCCTCAAGACTCGAGGGCTTCGCATTAAGGGTGATGACACACCAATTCAACCCGGCGAGTTCAGAGACGTAGACGTTAGTTCTGGGGCGCTCAGAGACAACATCCTACCCCTGCCGTACAAGGAGCCAAGCGGCGTTCTGTACCAGTTGCTGGGCACCATCGTGGAGGAAGGCAGACGCTTTGCCGCCACGGCGGACATGAAGGTCTCGGACATGAGCGCACAAGCGCCCGTGGGCACGACCCTGGCTCTGCTGGAGCGTCAGTTGAAAGTGATGTCGGCTGTCCAGGCACGGCTGCACTACAGCTTCAAACAAGAACTGCAACTGCTGGCCGGGTTGATTCGGGACTACACAGACCCCGAGTACGACTACGACCCAGACAAGTCCACAAGGCGTGCCAAGCAAGCGGACTACAAACACGTTGACATCATCCCGGTGAGTGACCCCAACGCGGCCACTATGAGCCAGCGGGTTGTGCAGTATCAAGCCGTCATCCAGATGGCGCAGATGGCCCCGGACATCTACGACTTGCCCCAGTTGCACCGTCAGATGCTGGAGGTCTTGGGCATCAAGGACGCAGACAAGCTTGTGCCCCTGCCTGACGACCAGAGACCCAGAGACCCTGTGTCGGAGAACATGGCCGCACTCAAAGGGGAACCGCTCAAGGCGTTCTTCTACCAAGACCACGAGTCGCACATCAAGGTGCACACGATGGCCATGCAAGACCCAATCATCATGCAGTTAATCGGCCAAAACCCCAAGGCACCAGTGATCCAAGCAGCCATGCAGGCGCACATTGCCGAGCACGTTGGGTTTGGTTACCGCCAAAAGATCGAGCAGCAACTTGGTATGCCCCTGCCCCCGGCAGACGAGAAACTGCCCCCGCAGATTGAGGTGGCTCTGTCAGGGATGATGGCGCAGGCAGCACAACAAGTGCTCCAGCAAAACCAACAGCAGGCTCAGCAACAGCAAGCCCAGCAGCAAGCGCAAGACCCCGTGCTAAAGATGCAGCAGCAAGATTTGCAAATTCGCCAACAAGAAGTGCAGATCAAGCAGCAAGAAGCCCAGACAAAAGCACAGCAGGCGCAGCAAGAGATGCAGCTCAAGGACAAGGAAGTTACCGGCAAGTTGGCCATCGAGGAAAAGAAACTGCAAATGGACGCCATGGCCAAAGTCGGCAAGTACCGAATGGACAAAGAAGATCAGGCGCTCCAAGCAGCAGAAAATGCGGGCAAGTTTCAGATGTCCCAAAAAGAACAACAGTTCAACAACCAGCAAAAGATGGGGGATGCCCTATTGCGTGTTGATGACCAGTTGCTTAAGCGTAAAGAAAACCAACGAAAGGACACCCCTAAAACATGATCGAAGATTTCGCACGCGTATTGCGCGAACAAATACGCACCGACATGAACAACTACGCAGATGACTGCGCGGGGGGTGCGTGTCGCACTTTTGACGAGTACCAAAAACTTTGCGGGATCATTCAGGGTCTGGCCCTTGCAGAGCGTTACATCATTGACCTTGCAAAGAAAGTTGAACAATCCGATGAGTGAACTCGTACTTGAACCGGGGCAATTTGCCCTGCCTGAAGCAATCCAACCCGTCGCTGCCCCGGCAGAAGACGCAAACAACGACGAGAAAGCAACCATGCTGCCAGAGCCAACAGGCTGGAAGCTGCTGTGTGCGGTGCCAGACATATCTGAAAAGATTGACGGTACTGAGCTTGATCTCGTTAAAGCGTCATCCGTCATGCGCCAAGAAGAACACGCCACAACGGTTCTGTTTGTGCTCAAGGTCGGCCCTGACGCATACAAAGACACCACCAAGTTCCCCGCAGGCGCGTGGTGCAAGGCAGGAGACTTTGTGTTGGTACGTACCTATTCTGGTACGCGCTTCAAGATTTTCGGTAAGGAGTTTCGCTTGATAAATGACGATCAAGTCGATGCTGTTGTGCAAGACCCTCGCGGGTTAACCCGCGCTTGATGGAGTAGACATGGCTGAACAATACAAGTTCCCAGACGAACAAGACGACGAAAAGACCTCCCAGGTCAAGGTGTCCGTGGAGGATGACGGTGACGTAGAAGTTGAAGTCATTGACGACACCCCCATCCAAGACAGAGGCCGCAGGCCCCTGGACCGAGAGGTGGAAGACCCCACGGACGATGAAATTGAGTCATACACCCAAGGTGCCCAAAAACGCATTAAGGAGTTGACCCATGCCCGTCACGACGAACGCCGGGCCAAAGAATCCACCATACGCGAGAAGCAAGAACTCGAGCGTCTTGCACAGCAGCTCATCAACGAGAACAAGCAGTTAAAACAGTACGTGTCCAACGGAACAGAGCAGTACGGCACTATGGCTAAAAGTGCGGCGGAAGCCGAACTGGAGAAAGCCCGCCGCCAGTACAAGGATGCCCAGGAAGCGTTTGACACTGATGCCATCATTGCAGCCCAGGAAGCAATGACTGACGCCAAGTGGAAATTGGAGCAAGCGAAAAGTTTTCGCCCACCCCCTTTACAAACTGAAGAATATGAGGTACAAACGCGTCAAAGCGCACCCGAACAGGCGCAACCAGACGAAAAAACCCTGCGCTGGCAGGCAAAAAACCAGTGGTTTGGCGCAAACGGGTTCGAAGAAGTTACCAGCTACGCACTAGGGCTGCATCAAAAACTAGTCAACAACGGGGTAGACCCCCGCAGTGATGATTATTTCGATCAAATAAATGATCGCGTGAAGTCGAAGTTCCCCGAAGTTTTCGGTGGTGCCGAAGACAAGCCAAGGTCGGGAGATTCTCCAAGACGACCTGCTGCCGTTGCAGCTCCCGCGACCCGTTCGTCGGGAGCCAAGAAAGTCCAATTAACTCAGACCCAGGTCGCACTGGCAAAGAAATTTGGATTAACCCCGCAGCAGTACGCTGCTCAAGTAGCAAAATTGGAGAGTCAAAATGGCTGAAAACCGTACCCCCCGTGACCTTGTGTCACGCGACAAGCAAACTCGTTATGTGTATACGCCGTCCTCGGCACTGCCTGATCCGACCCCGGAGCCAGGATATGTGTACCGCTGGGTAGCTACACACGTATTAGGGCAAGCTGAACCCACCAACGTGTCTCGAAAGATGCGCGACGGTTGGGAGCCAGTCAAGGCAGAAGATCATCCGGAATTGATGATTGAAGGCAATGCGAAGACCGGGAACGTGGAGATTGGCGGACTCATGCTCTGCAAGATGATCGCCGAGAAAGCACGCGCACGGGACGACTATTACGACCGACAAGCACAAAACCAGATGGAATCGGTGGACAACCACTTCATGCGAAACAATGATCCTCGCATGCCCCTGTTTGCGGACCGCAAGTCTTCAGTCAGTGGCGGCAAAGGGTTTGGTTCAGGTTCTAAGTAAACAAGGAGTCCTTAAATGGCATCAGTAGCATCCCCATACGGGCTAAAACCCGTGAATGAGCTGGGTGGCACACCATACGCAGGTGCAACCCGTTCGTATCTCATCGACCCCGCAGGCACTGCCTCAAGCATTTACAACGGTTCGCCCGTGTACGTGAATGCGTCTGGCTATCTGGCTGTGGCCACCGCAACTGGCGCTGATGCGACCACCAACGGCTTTCCTACTGGCACCGCTAACACGGGCATCGTAGGTGTGTTTGTTGGCTGTTCTTACATCAACGCACAAGGCCAAGTGATCTACGCTCAGTACTACCCCACGGGTACCACGGGTGTGGTTAACGCCTACGTTGTGGATGACCCCGGTGTTGTGTTCCAAGTTCAGTCTGCTGGCTCTGTCACGCAAGCTGCCGTGGGCGCAAACGTGTTCTTCACAACTAGCGCTGTGGCAACTGGCAGCACATCCACTGGTAACTCTACGGCTTCCGTCGTAGCAGGTGCCTCGGCTGTGACCACCACCGCAGCATTCCGTGTTGTTGGGTTTGTTGATATGGTTGGTTTCTCGACTGTGGGCGACGCCTACACCGATATTCTGGTCAAAATCAATCCCGGCTATCACTCATTTACCAACGCAGTTGGTCTGTAAGGAGTAACTCAAAATGGCAATTTCACGCGCACAACTACTTAAAGAGTTGCTCCCTGGTCTGAACGCTTTGTTCGGTTTGGAATACGCTCGTTACGGCGAAGAGCACAAAGAAATCTACGAAACTGAGAAATCAGAGCGTAGCTTCGAAGAAGAGACCAAGCTTGCTGGTTTCGGTGCTGCTCCCGTCAAGAACGAGGGTTCCGCTATCTCCTACGACAATGCGCAGGAAGCGTTTACCGCCCGTTACAACCACGAGACCATCGCCCTGGGCTTCTCGATCACCGAGGAAGCTGTGGAAGATAACTTGTACGACTCACTGTCTGCTCGTTACACCAAAGCCCTGGCTCGTGCGATGTCCTACACCAAGCAGGTTAAAGCCGCCTCCGTTATCAATAACGGGTTCAACGGTTCTTACCTGGGTGGTGACGGCGTGACCTTGTTTGGTAACAACAGCTCCAGCACTCGTGTTGGCCACCCCTTGGTGAATGGCGCGGTTAACTTCAACAGCCCCACCACTGGCGTGGACTTGAACGAAACCTCCTTGGAAAATGCCGTGATTCAAATCGCTGCATGGACCGATGAGCGTGGTCTGTTGATCGCTGCCAAGCCCCGCAAGATGGTCATCCCCCCAGCGCTGATGTTCGTTGCCAAGCGCTTGCTTGACACTGAACTGCGTGTCTCTACTGCTGATAACGACATCAACGCTATCAAGCAGATGGGTGCGATTCCTGAAGGCTACTGTGTCAACCACTTCTTGACCGATTCGAATGGCTGGTATTTGATTACCGACGTTCCCAACGGCATGAAGCATTTCGAGCGTATGCCCCTGGCAAACTCGATGGACGGCGACTTTGATACGGGCAACGTCCGTTACAAGGCTCGTGAGCGTTACAGCTTCGGCTGGTCTGATCCCCTCGGTATGTGGGGTTCCGCAGGCGCTTAATGTGTCTATGAAAAAGGGGCCTTGTGCCCCTTTTTCTTTTAGTGTATATTGCAACTATTCCGGGCTTTCCGGTGTATCTGACAGTCCCGGCTGACGACATGCAGACAGATACGCCCCACTTGCATGTAAGGAAATTATCATGGCACGCACTACGTTTCAAGGCCCAATTCGTTCTTTGGGCGGCATTTACCAACAAGGCCCAGCGGCTGTCGTTGAAATCACTTCTAGCACCACATTAAGCCCCGAAGCTCATGGCGGTCGCATCATCTCTGTTGGCGGCACATTGGCTGCTGCACTGACGCTGACATTGCCCGCTATCAACATGACGGCAAACCCCACCACTTCTGGCCCTGGCCAAGACCCCAGCACAGTTAACAACGAAGGTGTTTTGTACACCATCTGGGTTCCCACAACGATTGCCACCAGCTCGTTGAAGATTGGTACAAACGGTACTGACAAATACGTTGGCTCAATTACCATGAACGACGTTGACTCAGACGGCGCTGCATTGGTTGGTTTCTTTGCCGCTGCCGCTAACGACTTCATCAACTTGAATGGCACGACCACTGGTGGTGTTGCAGGTTCATGGGTGCGGATTTTTGCAATTGCAGCTAACAAGTACATGGTTGAAGGCACGGTGCTTGGTACGGGTACGGTTGCCACGCCGTTTGCCAACTCTTAATCAACCCAACGGGGCTTCGGCCCCTGTTAAAAAAGGAGTTTGATTATGACGATGCAAACTGACGTAAAACAAGGTCATTTAAACCAAAGCGGTTTTTTTGTTCTTGGACGCAACCGTGTAAAAGGCGTTTCTTTTTATGGTGGTAGTGGCACTCTTGTATTGTTTGATTCAACCACAGCCCCAGTAACTTCAAGCGTTACTTATGGACGCACTGGCACGACCGTGACGGTGGCTAAGACGGCGCACGGATTGTCTACTGGAGATGTTGTAGGTATACATTTTGCGGGTGGCTCAGGTGGCGCTGCTACTGATGGAAATTATTCTATTACTAGAGTCAACGCGGATTCGTTTACGCTTGTAGACATCAATACTGGGAATATTACAGGTTCTCCAGCAGCGGTTTATGTCAGTGGCGCAAATCGTTGGTTGTTAACCTATGAAACCCACGCAACAGACGAGTTTCAAAATGCTCCGCTTATTCCCGGCGAAGGCGTACTAGCAATAAATGGAATTTATTCCTACATGAGCGGTATTGACGCGTCGCAGATTTACTATGGCTAAGTCACCTGCATGGCAACGCAAGGAAGGCAAATCCGAGAAGGGCGGCTTGAACGCCAAGGGTCGGGCTTCCTACAACAAAGCCAATCCCGGCAAGCCGGGGTTGAAAGCACCGCAGCCCGAGGGCGGCAGCAGGCGCGACTCTTTCTGTGCAAGGATGACTGGGATGAAGAAAAAGCTCACGTCCGAGAAGACAGCCAAAGACCCAAACAGTCGGATTAACAAGAGCCTGCGGGCTTGGAAGTGCTGACATGAACCACGACACAAAGGCTATGGTTGACGGCGCGGCAGTTGTAATGGGCCTTGGGGGCTTCCTCGGGGTTGTCACGCCTGTTGTTGCTCTGGTCGGCGGTGTCTTGACCATCGTGTGGACTTCCATGCGGATTACGGAAATGGTCACGGGTAGATCGTTTTCTGACTTGCTTCCCTGGAACAAGAAGGCCGACGATGCCGTCAACAAGTAAAAAACAGCACAATTTCATGGCTGCGGTGGCCAACAACCCATCGTTTGCCAAGAAGGTAGGGGTCCCACAGTCTGTGGGCAAAGATTTCAGCAACGCCGACAAAGGCAAGTCTTTTAAAAGAGGTGGTGATATGGCTAAAGCAAACCCTTTCATGGAAATGATTGCTAAGAAAAAAGCAATGGGCACAAAGAAGATGGCTTCTGGTGGCATGACCAGCGCCAAAATGGGTAGCGTCAAGACTGGTGCTCCCAGCCGTGACGGTATCGCTTCCAAGGGTAAAACCAAGGGCACGATGATTAAGATGGCTGGTTCCACGCCCCTGGGCATGAAGCGCGGCGGCAAGTGCTGAGATGATGGCCAGCCGTGGGATGGGGGACATCAACCCCTCCAAAATGCCCGGAGCCAAGCGCAAAAAGCGCCGGGATGACACCGATTTCACTGAGTACAAAGAAGGTGGAAAAGTCAATGCTGCTGGCAATTACACCAAGCCCGGTCTTCGCAAGAAAATCGTGTCCCAGGTGAAGGCAGCCGCAACCCACGGAACGGGTGCAGGCCAATGGTCAGCCCGTAAAGCACAACTTGTCGCCAAGAAATACAAGGCGGCTGGAGGAGGTTATCGTGACTGAAAAGAAAAAATCCAGTAAAGCTAGGTTTAGCACAGAGCCCGAATCGCTTGGCGGGGCGGATAGTCAAGGGACAGTTGACGACAATTTTGGCGTTAAAACAGGGGATAGTTATATCTACCGAACAAAGAACGGCAAAACCAACACTATGGGGTTTACACTGCCTGACGCTAAAGCTAAAGAGTATGCTTCCGAATTGCAACGCGAAACTCGTGGCATGAAAAAAGGCGGCACGGTCTCCGCTTCCAAACGTGCAGACGGAATAGCGCAACGCGGTAAGACGCGGGGTGTGATGAAGTGAAAGCACCGCAGACTTCCCTTAAAAACTGGGGTGACCAGAAATGGCGCACCAAGTCGGGGAAGCCTTCGTCAAAAACGGGTGAGCGGTACTTGCCAGAAGCGGCAATCAAGGCGCTCAGTCCTTCTGAGTACGCAGCAACCACCAAAGCCAAACGGGCAGGTAAGGCGGCAGGTAAACAGTTTGTGGCGCAACCCAAAAGCATCGCAAAGAAAACAGCGGGGTACCGATAATGGCAGGCGGAGCAGGAAGTGCAGGCGGTTCAGGCGGCATGGGGCAACAACCCATGGGCAACGCATCGGCGCAGCCGGGTGGGGGCGTCCCCTCTTACGCGCAGCCGTACATGAACAACTTTGGTGGGGGCATGGGCAACGCATCTGCGGGCGGCTTTCAAGGGGGAAGCCCATTTGGCATGCAGCAACAACAGCCGTATGGTATGCAGCAGATGCAGAACCCGTTTGGTGGGCAGCAACTGGGGCCTAACCAAAGTCCCGGCTATGGGATGAATCAATTTCAGCAGCAGCAACAGCCCAATCAACTCCAATCTTTTGAGCAGTATCGTGCGACGCCACGTATGCAAGATCAGCAGTTTCGTTCTCGTGAGCAACAGTTGCAAGAAGACCAAAAAGGCTATGAGGCATACAAAAACAATTTTGGTCAGCCGCAAGGGCAGCAACAGTTGCAAAACCCAAACGGGCCCTTCCAACCAACGCCAATGCAAATGCCGCAACCAATGGGCCAGCGCCCTGCGTACATGGACAACCCTGACTTCCAGGCGTACCAGAAGCAGGAGCAAGACCTTGGGCGGCAGATGAACGAGTACATGCAAAAAGCCCCTATGTTCCAGCAAATGCAAGACTTGCAGGGCAAGATGCGGGGGATGGCCCAACCCCAGCAAGGACAAATGGGACAAATGGGACAAATGGGACAAATGGGACAAATGGGACAAATGGGACAAATGGGAAACCCATACGGCAACATTGACCAGATGCAGCAACAACGGAACATGCAAGACCAAACACGGCTACAGTCCGCGTGGCAGCAGGCTACCCAAGAGGATGCTAGACGCGGTATGACTGTGGATATGCCACCACCACCAGGAACATTTGGGGACATGCGGGCGGCTGTAATGCCACAGCAACCCGGCTCAGAGCAGGTGGCTTCAGAAATCGGTATTGGTGACTTTATGCGACGGCAGCTTCCCGGCCCCCGTATAGACAACAGGATGGGCATGCCTGATTTTGGCGGTCGTGGCGGATACGGCGGTGGTCGTGGCGGATACGGCGGGGGTCGTGGCGGTTACGGTGGTGGGGGCGGCTACGGCGGACGCATGGGCGGTGGTGGATACGGCGGTCAAATGGGTCTGCAAGGCTTGGCGTCGATGTTGCAAGGACGGCGTGGGGGCTTTTAATCATGGCAGTTACCTCTGGACAATCAGGCTTTAACCTTGACCTCACTGAGCTGGTCGAGGAAGCGTTCGAGCGTGCGGGTTCAGAAATGCGCACGGGGTATGACCTGCGAACAGCGCGTCGGTCCCTTAACTTACTGTTTGCTGACTGGGCCAACCGTGGCGTCAACATGTGGACGTTTGAGCAGGGGACGATTACCCTGACACAAGGACTGAACACCTACGCCGTTCCAACGGACACCGTTGATCTGCTTGACCATGTGATCCGCACCAATGCCAACATCCTGTCCAACCAAGCGGACTTGACCATCACGCGCATCAGCGTGTCCACCTACGCAACCATCCCCAACAAGCTCAATCAAGCCCGGCCTATCCAGGTCTGGTATCAGCGCCTGGACGGGCAGGTGGCCACCACCGCTTCGACGTTTGTGTCCCAAGACCTCACTGCGGCAACGATCACGTTGAGTTCGGTTGTTGGGCTTCCCGCAATTGGGTACGTGGACATCGTGGCCACAGGTGGCACAGAGACTGTGTTTTACAACTACATTTCAGGAAATACCCTGAGTAACGTGTTTCGTGCGCAAAACGGCACGACCCAACAGACACCCGTTGCAAGCGACCCCGTCCGCGTCAACAACACCCCCCGTGTCACTGTGTGGCCCACACCTGATGGCTCCCAGACCTACCAGTTTGTCTACTGGCGCATGCGCCGGGTGCAAGATGCTGGCGGTGGCGTGAACGTCATGGATGTTCCCTTCCGCTTTATCCCATGTATGGCAGCAGGACTGGCCTACTACATTGCGCTCAAGATTCCTGGTGGCATGGAGCGCCTGGGCGTGCTCAAACAACAGTATGACGAAGCCTGGATGTCGGCTGCGGATGAAGACCAAGAACGTGCGTCCCTGCGGCTTGTGCCCAGGCAGATGTTCATTGGGGGTACGTAATGGGTAACAGGTTTGCGTCTGGCAAGAACTCAATTGCGGAGTGTGACCGTTGCGGGTTTCGCTTCAAGTTGACCACGCTGCGCAAAGAAGTTGTCAAGACCAAGGTATATGATCTCAAGGTGTGCCCCCAGTGCTGGGACCCAGATCAGCCACAGTTGCAACTGGGTATGTACCCGGTGGATGACCCGCAGGGGATACGAGACCCAAGGCCCGACATCAGCTACAAAGTGTCTGGTCGCACAGGTCTGCAAATTGAGCTGACCAACAGTTCGGCGGCTGACGCCCAAGGGATTCTCAGCGGGGGCAGCAGGATTTTTCAGTGGGGCTGGACTCCTGTTGGGGGCTCAGTATTTTTTGATGCCGCTTTAACACCAAATAACTTGGTTTTGGGCGTGCAATTGGGTACAGTTACGGTAGTAACGACATAAGGAGTCGAAGATGGACAAGAAAGACTTGGCACAAGACAAGAAGATGATCGCAGGCGCGGTGCATAAGCATGAGAAAAAGCTGCACCCTGGCAAGCCCATGACCAAGCTTAAGGCTGGCGGCAAGACCAACGGCGATATGCTCAAATACGGGCGCAACATGGCCAAGGTCATGAACCAGCGCAGTCCTGGTCGTGGAGGCTGATATGGCAACCTACACGCAACCAACCAAAGTAGCCAACGTAATTGTTGGCGAAGAGCCAGCCAAAGAGACGATGCGCAAAGCAAACGTGTCTGTGGCCAACACACGCAGCCAAGACTACCCACCCATGAAAACTTCGGGTATCGTGGTGCGCGGCGGTAAAGCGCAGACCAAAGGCAAGATGGCCAGAGGCCCGATGGCATGAACTACACCGAGTTGTACAACACAATTCAGAGCTACACCGAGAATCAGTTTCCCGATGTGTACCTTGCAAGTGGGGGTACTGTGTCTGCAACGACACAGATTAATACTTGCATCACGCAGGCTGAACAACGTATATACAACTCGGTGCAGTTCCCCTCGCTGCGTAAGAATCAATCCACCCCAATCACCATAAACAACAAGTACGTGTCTTTGCCCGACGACTTCTTGTCTGTTTATTCTTTGGCGTTGGTGACAGGTGTTACGGGCGCTAATTTAGATACGGGCACGTATGAGTATTTACTCAACAAAGATGTGAACTTCATCCGTCAGGCATACCCAAATCCAAATGACACAGGAGAGCCAAAATACTACGCTTTGTTTGGCCCAACAATTGTCAGTTCGGCAATTACAAACGAGTTGTCTCTTATTCTTGGCCCTACACCGGATGCAACATACTACGTAGAGTTGCACTACTACTATTACCCTGAATCCATCACCACAGTGGCTTCTGGCCAAACGTGGCTTGGTGACAACTTTGACAGCGTGTTGTTGTATGGTTCTTTGGTTGAGGCGTACACCTTCATGAAGGGTGAGCAAGACCTGATCGCTTTGTATGACGGCAAATACAAGGAAGCGCTTGCATTGGCACAGCGTCTGGGCGATGGGCTGGAGCGTAGCGATGCGTACCGCAGTGGGCAGTATCGGCAATCGCCCCTGCCCCAGAATAGTGGGGTTCGCTGATGGCGTTCACGGGCAACTACAGTTGCAACACACTTCGGTCAGGGCTGGTGAACGGCACAATTAATTTTGTGTCGGACACGTTTTACTTGGCGTTGTACACCAATGCCGCCACACTTGACCAGAACACCACTGCATACACTTCGGCGGATGAGGCGTCTGGCGGCAATTATGCCCCCGGCGGTCTGGTGGTAACAGCCACCATCGGTACCGAACTTGCTTCTTCTGGAAGCATTGTGTTCATCAACTTTTCTTCGCCGTCTTGGACGGGCGCAATCACTGCCAGGGGTGCGTTGATTTACACTCCGGGGGCCAACGGCGCTGTGTGCGTCTTGGACTTCGGGTCTAACAAAACATCCAGCGCAACTTTCCCCGTGACGATGCCTGCGAACACCAGCACATCGGCACTCATTCGACTTGTTTAAGGAGCAAATATGCTAGTAACCACGACAAAAGGCGACATGGACGACACCCTGCTTGAAAAGCGGGAAGGAACCGTGGATAATGACAACGAACAAACTTCTTGGGTTGAGTATTGGCTGGAAGGCGAATTGGTTCACCGTTCTGCTCATGTGACTCTGAAAAAACCGCCAACTTTTGCTGGTGGCGAAACCGCTTCTTTTACATAAGGAAATATCATGGCAAACACCCAATCAATGTGTACATCGTTCCTTGGTGAACTGATGTCAGCCCAACATCAGTTTGGGGCTTCAACTATTGTTTCACGCACTAGTTTGACGTCTCCAACTGGGGATACATTTAAAGCGGCACTGTATTTGACGTCAGCCACTGTTAATGCTTCTACCACGGCTTACGCAGCTACGAATGAAGTGTCTGGTACAGGTTATACGGCAGGCGGTGTTGCGGTAACAACTACAACTACGCCAACGTCAACCAACTCTTCTGCTACGGCAGGTGTGGGTTTTGTTACGCCTTCGGCTTCAATCACCTATACCACAGTGACTTTGACCACGGCGTTTGATGCAGTGTTGATCTACAACTCCACTCAAAGCAACAAGGCGGTTAGTGTTCACACGTTTGGTTCACAGACAATCACGGCGGGAACTTTCACCTTGACGATGCCTTCCAACACGACTTCGACTGCTCTGTTGCGCTTAGCCACAACTTAATGCGGGGGCGGCGCAGGCCGTAAGCCATGTTTGGTATAGCCGCATTTGCCGAAGTCCCGTTTGCGTCTCTTGCTGGTGGATCGCCGGTAACGGTTGCTTTAACTGGTGTTGCCGCGAACGGGGCGGTAGGCACAGCAACGCCAAGCATATCGGTTGCTAAAACCGGGGTATCGGCTACAGGTAGTGTTGGGTCTGTTACAGAGACAAACAGCCCAGCAGAAGATGGCAATGCTGCGATAGGTAGCGTAGGTACAGCAACGCCATCTCATTCCGTCGATCTTACGGGCGCAACTGCTTCTGGCGCAGTTGGAACGGTAGCACCTAGTCATGCGGTTGCTTTGACAGGCGTGGCTGCTTCTGGCGCAGTTGGAACAGTAGCTCCCAGCACAACAATTGCTCTGACGGGGGTATCAGCCACAGGTTCTGTTGGCACAGTTACCGCAACTCAAGCAACTATAGTTGCGCTCACCGGGGTATCAGCTACAGGGTCGGTCGGTACAGTAGCTCCCAGCACAACGATTGCCCTTACTGGGGTATTGGCTACAGGGTCGGTTGGCACGGTTTCCAGGGGTGCCACATCTCTCGCTCTCACTGGCATATCGGCTACAGGTATTGTTGGAACAGTAACCTCCAGTACGACAATTGCGCTTACAGGCGTATCAGCATCAGGTTCTGCCGGGACAGTTGCTGTTGGAGCAAGATCATTTGCTTTGACGGGCGTATCGGCTTCTGGTTCTGTTGGTACGGTTACCCCAAGTCAATCAATCGCGCTTACAGGTGTATCCGCTACGGGGTCAGTTGGCACAATTTCCAGGGGTGCAACATCACTTGCCCTTACCGGGGTTTTGGCTTCAGGTGCAGTGGGCATAGTTGCTCCCAGTAGTTCCGAAGGTGAGGATGGTGATGTAGCCTTTGGTTTTGTCGGAACCGCAGCACCCAGCACAACGATTGCATTGACCGGGGTGTCGGCTTCTGGTGCAGTTGGGACGGTTTCCAGAGGCGCTACATCGCTTGCCTTGACGGGCAATGCAGCATCAGGACTGCTTGGGACAGTAGCTCCCAGCACAACGATTGCCCTTACTGGGGTATTGGCTACAGGGTCGGTTGGCACGGTTTCCAGGGGTGCGACAGCTCTTGCTTTGACAGGTGTGGCGGCATCGGGTTCTGTCGGAGCGGTAACGGTTGCTGAGAGGTCGCTGGCTCTTACCGGGGTGTCTGCATCTGGTTTGTTGGGGACAGTAACTCCCAGCACAACGGTTGCTCTGACAGGCAATTTTGCTTCTGGTGCGGTTGGCACAGTGTCTAGGGGCGCTACATCAATTGCGCTCATAGGCGTATCCGCTTCTGGTGCGGTTGAGACAATGGCTCCCAGCACCTCAGAGGGTGAAGATGGGGACGTTGCCAACGGATTTGTAGGTAATGTAGGGGTTGTTCAGACAGTGGCCCTCACTGGAGTATCGGCAGCAGGCGCGGTTGGGGCAGTTGAGTTTGCAAAGCTGGTTGCTATAACGGGGGTATCAGCTTCTGGGTTATTGGGGGCAGTAGCCCCAGCCACATCACTCGCCCTTACAGGCAATTCAGCTTCCGGTGCAGTTGGGGTAGTTGAGTTTGCAAAACTGGTTGCCGTTACAGGTGTCGCCGCTTCCGGGGCAGTTGGGGCAGTTGAGTTTACAAAGCTGGTTGCTATAACGGGGGTATCTGCGGCGGGGGCAATAGGCACAATAAGCAATGGGGTCAGAACCGTTGCCTTGACTGGCGTGCAAGCCACGGGAGGGGTTGGGACTATAGTTGCGGTAAATTGGAAATTGGTTGATGACAGCCAGACCGCAAACTGGCAAAATGTGAACAATGCAGAAACAGCGTCGTGGGCATTGGTGAACAATGCAGAAACAGCGTCGTGGGCATTGGTGAACAACGCAGAAACAGCGTCGTGGGCATTGGTGAACAACGCAGAAACCGCCGACTGGGTGCTGGTTGAAACGGATTAAGGACACATATGGCTTTAGTACTAAAAGACAGGGTTAAAGAAACCACCACAACCACGGGTACCGGCACTATCACGCTTGCTGGCGCAGCCACGGGGTTCCAGTCTTTCTCGGTTATTGGTAACGCAAACACCACCTACTACACGATTGCAGGTCAAAGCGGTTCTGAGTGGGAAGTTGGGATTGGCACATACACTGCTGCTGGTACTTTGCTCTCAAGGGACACAATTTTAGAGTCAAGTAATGGGGGCACGGCTGTCAATTTCAGTGCGGGCACCAAAGATGTGTTTGTTACGTACCCGGCTGAAAGGGCGGTTTATGCCGACGGAACCACGTTAACGGCTACCAACAGTGCAGTGTTACCAATTGCTTCTGGCGGCACAAACTCTACAGCTACTGCCACCAACGGTGGTATTGGGTACGGTACGGGTACGGCCCATGCGTATTCTTTAGCAGGCACTTCCGGGCAGGTTTTGCAAAGCAATGGCGCAGCAGCCCCCACTTGGTTGGCTCAGTCCAGCATTGCAGCAGGTTCAGCTACCAATGCAACCTTGGCCACTACGGCGACTCTTGCCACACTGGCGACCCTTGCTACTACAGCCACATTAGCCACAACTGCAACAACAGCAAACGCCACAGCAGCAGCCCTAACGGGTGGGACGTATATTACAAGTGGTGGCACCTTTAATGGGTCAACTGCTCGCACGTTTGCAGTAGATGCAACTAACCTAAACACTGCCAGCAAGGTTGTAGCGCGGGATGCCTCAGGCAATTTCAGCGCGGGGACAATCACCGCAACCTTAAGCGGCGCGGCGTCTTCGGCAACCAACGCCACACTGGCTACTACGGCTACGTTGGCTACTACGGCTACGCTTGCAACTTTGGCCACTACGGCTACGCTTGCAACTTTGGCTACAACTGCTACAACGGCCAATGCGCTTAACACAGCCAACAATTATCAAGTCAACTCGCTGGGGGTTGGCACATCCTCAACAACTGCGGGGCAAATTAAAGCCACAACCGCGATCATTACGCCCAACACCGCCGGTGCAAGCACGGGTTTAACAGTTGTAAACGGTGACGTTACAGCGTATCGCAGTGGCGGCACTACCGGGGTTATATATTTATCAAGTTCCGGGGCCAACTACGTTTATTTTGACGGGGCAAACTATTATTTTGGCCCCAACATTGCCATTTCCGCAGGTAATATTGGCAGCTATACCGCAGGCGCAGCCACCAACGCAACTCTGGCTACCCTAGCGACTTTGGCAACCCTGGCTACTTTGGCTACTACGGCGACCACAGCAAACGCTACAGCAGCGGCTCTGACGGCGGGGACATACCTTACAAGCGGCGGTACTTTTAATGGCTCAACCGCCCGTACCTTTGCAGTGGATGCAACTACCACCAACACTGCCAGCAAAGTTGTTGCACGGGATGCCTCGGGTAACTTCAGCGCAGGCACGATCACTGCTACTTTGAGTGGCGCGGCGTCTTCTGCTACCAATGCCACTTTGGCTACCCTAGCGACCTTGGCAACCCTTGCAACTTTGGCCACCTTGGCCACCTTGGCCACCACGGCTACAAACGCTTCAAAAGCTTGGGTAAACTTTAACGGTAACACTGGTACTAGGCGGGGCAGTTTTAATGTCACTAGCGTTACACGTAACAGCGCGGGGAACTACACACTAAACTTTACGAACGCTTTGGGCAGCGCAAATTTTTGTGCCGTTACAGGAGGGTGTTATACATTAAACTCTACCAACGAACGTAATTTTGGAGTAACTACTGAAAACTACAGTGCTACGGGCGCTACATTGCTTATTATTACTTCCGACATGACCACTGGTTCTCCATTAGATATGGAAGTTGTTAATGTGTCGTGTTTTATATAACCCCAAATAAGGAAATTAAATGAGCACTTATTCATCAAATCTACGGATTGAACTCATCACCAACGGCACCCAGGCGGGTACGTGGGGGGACACAACCAACAACAATTTGGCCTATGTGCTGGACTCGTCGATCGCCGGGTATCAGACGGTTAGCGTAACTGCGGCCAGCCAAGCTTTGACATACACCAGCGGGCCTACATCTACGGCCTCTGCAAACCAAGCTGTGTACGCCATGCTGCGGTTCACCACCACAACTGGCGCGGCTTTTGCGGTCTACGCACCCCCCGTCTCCAAAGCGTATATTGTTTGGAACGACAGCGGCCAGTCAATGACCATCTACAACTCGACTGTGATTGGCAACACCACGGCAGCGGGTACGGGCACTAGCATTATCAGCGGGGTTGCTTACACGGTTGCAACTCTAAGCAGCACAACTCTGGGGCAATGGCAGGCGTTTTTTAGTAGCTTGTCTGCAATACCGACTGTGGGGCAAACCATTACTGCAACTGCTACGGGCACGCTTGCTGGTGGTGCGACAGTAACGGCTACTGTTCTAATTGCCAATGGCTCCAAGGTCATGGTCTGGTCAGATGGGACAAGCTTCTATGAAATACAAGCATCAAACTTGACAGGCACACTGCCCATCGCCAACGGCGGCACTGGGCAGACTACGGCTAACGCGGCACTCAATGCGCTGCTTCCCGTCCAAACAAGCAACGCCAATAAATACCTTCAGACCGACGGCACAAACTCAAGTTGGGATGCGATTAACCTTAGTACATCCGACATTACGGGTACTCTTGCCGCTACCAACGGGGGCACGGGGCAAAGCACGTACACAACCGGGGACACTCTGTATTCGTCCGCCGCCAACACACTAGCCAAACTGGCAGGCAACACCACAGCCACTCGAAAGTACTTGGTATCGGTGGGTACCGGCACAGTCGCAACTGCGCCAACCTGGGATGACATTGACATCAGTACCGGCGACATTACTGGTACTTTGGCTGTAGCCAATGGCGGCACGGGACAAACAGCCGTTCTAACCCAATACGGTATTTTGTACGGCTCAACCACCACGGCTATGGCCACCACGTTGGCTGGCACTTCTACCCAAGTGCTGCATGGCAACGCTTCTGGTGCTCCTACATGGGGGTCCGTGGCTTTGTCAGCAGATGTGTCAGGAACTCTGCCTATTGCCAACGGTGGTACTGGACAAACCACGGCAAACGCAGCCCTCAACGCATTGTTACCCGCCCAAACAAACAGTCGAGTGCTCCGCTCAAATGGCACAGACACTTCATTTGCTCAAGTGGCTTTAACTACGGACATATCGGGAACTTTGCCTATTGCCAATGGCGGAACAAACTCTACAGCAACGCCAACAAATGGCGGGATTACTTACGGCACGGGCACTGCACAGGCGTATTCTCTTGTCGGGACTTCTGGACAAATTCTATCTTCCAATGCCGCCGCCGCTCCAACATGGGTGGCGCAATCTAGTATTGCTGCGGGTTCGGCCACAAATGCAACATTAGCAACAACTGCTACTTTGGCAACACTTGCAACCACGGCTACCTTGGCAACGCTTGCCACCACGGCCACCCTTGCCACCCTTGCCACCCTTGCCACTCAGGCAAGTTCAGCTTTAATCAGGTCAGCAACGGTGCAAGCATCTACCAGCGGCACAAGTATTAACTTTACAGGCATACCATCAGGTGTAGAACGTATAACTGTGCAATTTCGAGGGGTAAGTTTAAATTCAAGTGCAAATTTTTTGATTCAACTTGGGACGGGTAGCACTACTTATACAACAAGTGGGTATGTATCAACCGCTTTGGCGGCTGTAAGCGGAGGCAACACTATTCTTTCAGACACTACTGGGTTTTTAGCCTATATTTCAAGTACCGCAGGTGTTTGGTCAGGACATATGGTTATTACAAACATTAGTGGTAACGACTGGGTATCAAGTCATAATGGGAAATATAACACTGGAACCGTTTGTTCTGGTGCTGGCGATGTTTCATTAAGTGCAGTACTGACTGCTGTTCGCATCACAACAACCACTGGCACAGACACTTTTGACGCTGGCTCAATTAACATTCTTTACGAATAAATATGATTTCCTTTAACACTCAACAAATAAGGAGTCCAAGATGTCTGATGTAATTATTTACACCAATGATCTTGGCGGCGTGTCCGTCTGCGTCCCTACGGGGGAATTGCCAATTGAACAAGTGCAGGCCAAAGATATACCCACTGGTGTTTCAAGTTTTATTGTTGCTCAATCAACGCTTCCTTATGACAATAATGATTTTTTTGACGCATGGGAACAAGTTGATGGCGCAGTGACAATTAACTTCACTAAAGCCCAAGCGCTTACAAAAACCCGTTTGCGTTCCGAACGTGCCCCTTTGTTGACAGCGCAGGATGTAGCCTTCCAGCGTGCGTTGGAAGCTGGCAGTGACACTACTGCAATCGTGGCGGAAAAACAGCGCCTGCGTGATCTACCCACTTTGACTGACGCCTGCACAACGCTTGCTCAACTGCGGGCATTGCACCCTTAAGGGGTAAAAAATTGATCCAATCACGGCATTCGCTCTCTGCAAAGGTGCCTATGAAGGCATAAAGGGGTGCGTTGCCGTCTACCAAGACCTGAAGAAAACAGGCAATGATCTGTCCAAGATCACCACGGAAGTGGGCGGCGCACTGTCAAAGTTCTTCAAGGGGCACGCCGAGCTCGAGGCCAGCCACGAGAAAGCGGAAGTTCAACGGGAAGACAATCAGAAAAAGGGGATCAAAGACGACCTTGCCACACAAGCCATAGACAATGTAATGTATCTGCGGCAGACCAAGCAGTTTTACGCTGACTTAGAGAAAATGGTGCGCTGGGAGATGGGAATGCCTGATATGTGGCGTGACATCGTAGAAGAGTATCAGCGGCTCTTGGATCAAAAGTCAGAGCAGGCGGCTCGTGAACTGCACGAAAAGCGGGTGAAAGCATGGCGGCGACAAAGGTTAAAAAATCAGATTCTGGACAGGGTGCTGGAGACGGTAGCGGTGGTTTTCGTAGTCGCTTACTTGATAGGCCTAATGTGGATAATCAGTCTCAATCATCAGGGTCGTTTGGATACCTTCTGGTCTTAGTCCTGTTTGCACTGGTCTTTGTGTTGGTGCTTCCCCTTGTCGGGATGATGTATGTGGACACGATGGTGGTAAGGCGAGAGGCCAAGGCCCAAATGGAAAAAACCGAGAAACTGCGAAAGCAGATTGAAGAAGCTCAAAAGAAGGAAGAAAAATGATTGACCTCACCAAGGCCATTGGAGCAGTTGCCGCAAGCGTTGCCGCACTGGGTGGCAGTTACACGCTGGCCGACAAGTTTGGCTGGTTTGACCGCGCAATCATTGAGTGGTCGCCTGAGAACTTCAAGATCGTGGCAGAGGCTGGACAGCCAATAAACGTAACTGTCGCACGGATTAAGAAGCGCGATGACTGCTCCGTTGAAAGTTTTACCCCAAGCATTCGTGATGCGGCGGGTATGGTGCATGAAGCAACCACCACAGCCAGCAGGTTCAGCGGCCCCGCAGGCCCAGAGATTGATACATTTACGTACCAGTTGACAATGGTTCAAAAAGAGAAGATTGCCAGCGGCAAGGCAACTTTGTTGGCAACAATCAAATACAAATGTCCAGAAGGGGAGCGCGTTGTGCAGTACCCCCGCCACCCCAATTTAAGTTTCGACCTGAAAGGCTAAAAAATGCTAACCCTGTTCTCATCCCTCATCAGCTTCCTCATGGGCGGCTTGCCCAAAATCCTTGAATTCTTCCAAGACCGGGCCGACAAGAAGCATGAGCTTGCCCTTGCGGCCATGCAGACCGAACGGGAACTAACCTTGAAGAAAGCTGGCCTGGAAGCGCAGGAACGGATTGAGCATATCCAGACCGAGCAGATTCAGATCAACGCAGAGGTCACCAACGCCCAGACCGCAATGCAGGAGCGCCAAGCTTTGTATGCACACGATGTAGCACTGGGTCAAGGGGCCAGCACTTGGGTCATTAATATGAGAGCCGCCACCCGTAGCGTCATCACCTACGGCATGTTTGCCATGTTTATGTTTGTTGAGATTTTTGGCTTCTACTACGCATGGCACACCAACGTGGAATTTACCGTTGCGCTGGACAACCTGTGGGACGATGAAACCCAGATCATCTGGGCGTGTATTGTGTCGTTCTGGTTTGGCGGCCAAGCTTTTAAATCCAAATGAATCTCAGCCCAGAGGCCATCAAGGTCATCTGCCACCATGAGGGCATTCGGTTTAAACCATACCGTTGCCCAGCCCTGCTTTGGACAATAGGAGTTGGACATGTACTTTACCCAGACCAAGCTAAGATACCAATGGATCAAAGAGGAGCTTACCCGCTTCGCCCAGAAGATAGCCGGGTTTTTTCAAAGGACGAAGTAGATGGGATTCTCAGAAGCGATCTTGCAAGGTTTGAGCGTGGAGTGGCTCAGTTCTGCCCCGTTTCCCTTACACAAGGTATGTATGATAGCCTTGTTAGCTTTAGTTTCAATGTCGGTCTTGGAACACTCCAGCGTTCGACGCTTCGTCAAAAGCTGCTTCGGGGCGATAAAGCGGGTGCTGCGGAAGAACTCTTGAAGTATTGCATGGCTGGTGGGAAAATACTCAAAGGGCTGCAAAACCGTCGGATTGACGAACGCGCCATGTTCTTGTCATAGGAATCAAAATGCCCTTACAGAAACTTGCATTCACGCCGGGAACCAACCGAGAAAGCACCAACTACGGCAATGAAGGCGGTTGGTATCAAACCAACAAGGTGCGCTTTCGTTCTGGTCTGCCAGAAAAGATTGGCGGTTGGACAAAGGATGCGGGCATTCTATCCACCGACATTGCCAATGTGACTACCAGTATTGCGTACCCCACAACTGGCACGTTATGGGGTGTTTGTCGTTCCTTGTGGAACTGGGTTACCTTGTCTGGGTACAACCTGCTTGGTCTGGGCACCAATCTCAAGTACTACATCCAAAACGGTACAGGTGGACTGTTCTACGACATAACGCCAATAACAGGCATCCCCCCTGCCGCAATTAGCGTTGCTTCAAACGCATTCACCACGACTGCCTCTTCATCAGGCACTGCACGGTATGTGACTGTGACCTGTAACGTGTCGGGTTACAACGGGCAGACAAACGACTTTGTAACCATCTCAGGGGTGGCCAGCGCAGTTAACGGCATTCCTGCGGCAAACCTCAATGCTGAGTTTCAAATTACATACGTCAGTAGCTCTACATTTACCATACAGGTCTATGTCTCATCGGCTGTTACGGTGACTGCTGGCACAACGGGCGCGGCTGCTTTTGCAGTGCAGATTTCAACGGGTGGCGATGTATACACCGTTGGCGTAGGCTGGGGTTCTGGTGGGTGGGGTGGCTCGACTGGCCCCAGTGTTGCTACCGCACTAACTTCAGCTATTACTAGCACAACTTCTACTGGGGCTATTAGCGTCAGTTCCACAACCGGGTTTGCGGCCAGCGGGAACATTGTTATTGACACTGAAATTATTACGTACCCGTCTGTTACTGCTACCACCTTTGCATCTCCTGTGGTTCGGGGGGTTGGTACTACGGCGGCAACACACACGGTTGGAACACCTGTATATCAGTATTCATCCACTGCTACAGGCTGGGGCGCTGCTGCTCCTATAGGTTTTGGTATTGGGCTGCAATTGCGTACTTGGAGTGAGTCAAACTACGGCCAGAACTTGGTGTTAAATCCTCGTGGTGGGGCAATCTACTACTGGGTTGCAGATGCAACACCTACCATTTTTAATAGGGCGCAGGTAGTTTCCGCTTCCAACACCAATACCCAAAATAGTATTGCTTACTGGGATGCAGATTCGACATGCCCCACGGTGTGTAACTTTGTGTTGGTATCCGACTCAAGCCGATTCACAATTGCTTTTGGTACGAATGACCCTACTGGGGTATATGCCACGGCAGCACTTGACCCCATGCAGATTCGATGGTCTAACCAAGAAGATTTGTTGACATGGACTCCCGCTATCACCAACCAAGCAGGGGATTACCGACTGAGCCACGGCTCGGCCATTATCATGGCCCAGCAGACACGCCAAGAGGTTTTGGTGTTTACTGATTCAGCCATTTACTCTATGCAATATATTGGTCCGCCCTACGTGTGGAGCTTCCAGATTCTGGGGGACAACATCTCTATTGCTGGCCCTAATGCTGTGGCAACTGCTACCAACATCACGTACTGGATGGGACTAGATCAGTTCTACCAATACTCTGGTAGGGTGGATGTTCTGCCGTCTACGCTACGGGAATATGTGTTCACCGATATAAACAGAACACAGTCTTTTCAAATTGTGTCAGGTACAAATGAAGGCTACAACGAGGTTTGGTGGCAGTACTGCTCTTCTACGTCCAACGTAATTGACCGTTATGTAATCTACAACTACAAAGACAATGTTTGGTATTACGGCGATTGGGCAAACTACAACGGCGCGTATCAAGGCCGTACAGCATGGCTGGATAGTGCGTTGCGTGCCTCCCCAATGGCTACAGCTTATGGCGTTGCTGGCGGAAGTTCAAACGCAATTCTTGTTTACCATGAGAGTGGTGTGGATGATGGTACGGTCAACCCAGCGGTTCCCATTGTGGCCAATGTGCAGTCTTCCGACTTTGATATTGGGGACGGCAACAACTTTGGGTTTGTGTGGCGCTTGATTCCTGACCTGACGTTTGACGGCTCCAGCGTAAATACTCCAACAGCGTATTTCACAGCCATACCCCGAACTTTCCCTGGCGCGGCATACGGAAGCTCAAACAACCCCGCAGTGCAAAGCACCCAGAACTATCAGAACCAGATTACGTACAACGTGCAACAGTTCACCCAACAGATATACGTGCGGATTCGTGGGCGGCAGATGGCATTCAAGGTAAGTTCTGGGACCACGGGGTCAACGACAGACGGGTTGGGGGTGCAGTGGCAACTGGGCGCTCCTCGCATTGACCTCCGTCCTGACGGCAGGAGATAAATGGCAACTAACATAATCACCAACCGCTATCGGCCTGTCGTAGCGCCGCGCCTGCCGTCCGCTCCGCAGGAATACAACGCCCAATACCAAGAGCAGTTTATGAACATCTTGCGGTTGTACTTTAACCAGCTTGATAGTTTGTTGGGCGTTGTGGTGGGGGATAACGGGGGACGGTTTGTTCAGTTCCCTTACGGAGCATTCCACGACACTACAACACAATCGGCGGCGGCAACAGGCACGGCGTATACAGTTACATTTAACTCTACTGGTCTAAGTAACGGCGTTGCTATAGGGTCGCCAACATCAAAAATTACTGTTACAAATGCAGGCATCTACAACTTCCAGTTTTCCTTGCAGCTTGATAAGGCATCTGGTTCCGCAGGGCACGCTTACATTTGGGCGCGGATAAATGGGGTAGACGTTGCGTATTCCGCCAGTGAAATGGCTGTTCAAGGAACCGTAGCAGAAAACATTGCAGCTTGGAATTTTGTGTTATCTATGCAGGCGGGGGACTACTTTGAGCTGATGTGGAGTGTGGATGACACCAACGTCCAAATTAAGGCTGTTGCGGCAGCGGCTCCAGTCCCGGCTATTCCCTCGGCAATCTTGACTGTCACATTTGTCTCGGCGCTCTCAACATGATACCATTTGAACAATTAACCAGGAGTACGCTATGAGCGGTGGCGGCGGATTCGACCCCGGCAAAGAGCTTGCCAACCTTGACAAAAGTTTAAGCCTTTCACAGAATGCGCCGCTGATTGCAGCGGCGACTGCCATGTATTTTACTGGCGGGGCTCTTGGCGGGGAGACGCTTGCTGGAGCAGGGACGGCGGGCGCGGGAGCCGGGGCTGCTGGTGCTGGGACTGCGGCTGGAGCACTTGCTGCCGACAGCGCGTATTTAGCTGCCTCTGCGTTAACACCGGCTCAGGCTGCTGCCGCTGCTGCTGGATCAGTTGAGGCGTCTCAATTGGCGGGACTTGCAAGTTTGGCCCCCGCCGCTCCCGCCGCTGCGGCTAGCGCCCTTCCCGCCGCTGGTGCTGCTGGTGTTGATGCCATTGGGTCTGGGATAGCTACTCCCTATGTGGGCGGGCAGGCGGCGATGGTTCCAAGTGTTGCGGCTCCCGCCGCTCCTGGCGGTATTGCAGGCATGGCAAACTCCGCCGCTAACTGGTACGGCGGACTCCCCGCCGTGGCCAAATACGGCATTCCCCTGGCGGCTGCGGCAATGCTGGCAGACCGCAAGAGTCCCTATCCCGAAGCCCCGCCGTATGACGGCCCGTTGAACAAGCTCAAGTACGACCCAGACCGCTACAAGCCGCTTGAAGTCAAGCCGCCTACCCCCTACACTCCGGTGTACAAAGACTACCGCAACATGGCTGGCGGCGGGCTTACAAGTATTGGAGAACAAATAAAGCGGCTTGCACAAGAACAAGAACAGGGAAAGTACGCCACCCCCCCACTGAGCTACGACCCTGCCCGGTATGACGCTGAAGCTGGCACAAAGATGGTTGCCCGGCCCGGTATGGCTGGTGGCGGTTTGGCCGATCTTGGCGGTTATGCCGACTACGCTCGTGGTGGGCGCATGCTCAAAGGCCCAGGAGACGGCATGAGTGACAGCATCCCCGCCACCATTGCAGGCAAGCAACCCGCCCGGTTGGCCAACGACGAGTTTGTGGTTTCTGCCGATGTGGTGTCGGGCTTGGGTAACGGCTCATCGGACGCTGGGGCCAAGCAGTTGTACAAGATGATGGACCGGGTTCGCGCCGCCAGGACAGGTAAACAAGCACAGGCCAAGCAGATCAACCCGACCAAGTACATGCCAGCATGACGCTCACTGTCCAGCATGTCCCGCAACAGTACACCGCCCAGACTTGGCCGTTGGTGGAGAAATTCATCGCTGCAACAGAGAAGTTTGGCGGGGATGACTACTCGCTTGAGCAGATCAAAATGTACGTCACGCTGGGACATTGGACGTTGTTAGTGGCCACTGACGAAGACAACCAGCTTCACGGGGCAATGACAATCGCTTTTCAAAACTACCCCAACGACAGGGTGGCGTTTGTGACTAGCGCAGGGGGTGCAGGGATTGTCAATGAGCCAGTACTGGATCAGTTAAAGGCGGTGTTGCGCGGCATGGGCGCTACCAAGATTCAAGCGGGCGGGCGTCCAGCAATGGTTCGCCTGCTGGAGAACCAGGGATTTACACGGCGTTATACCGTGGTTGAAACAAAGATATGAGGGCACTGTGATGTTCAAATTTACCGACATACTCGACTTTTTTATGGGGCCACGCTTGTACATGGGCGGGGGTGGCGGCGCTCCTCCGCCTACACAGACCACGGTGTCCAACACAAACATCCCTGAGTATGCGCGTCCATACGTAGAGACGATGCTTGGCACAACCCAGCAGCAGTTGTACAACTACGAGACAGACCCGACCACGGGGCAGAAATACGCCACTAGCATGAAGGGCTACACGCCGTTCAGCGAAGACCCATCCAAGTACGTTGCTGGGTTCAGCCCCATGCAGGAGCAGTCGTTCAGGGGAGCCGCCAACATGGGCACATCTCCCCAGTTGGACACGGCGTCGGGTATTGCGGGCTTGGCAGGACAACGCGCTATGGGGGCAAGCTACGACGCAGGGCAGTTTGGCAATCAGTTCCAAGCGCCCCAAGACTATCAAACCGGGCAGTTCAACTCCCAACAAGTCAATGCACCGCAGTTGCAAGACTTGCAAATGCAAGGCCCGGCTAATGTAAACGCGCCCAACTTGCAGCAGTATCAGATGGGGCCTGCCGAGCGTGTCAGCGCAGACAGCTTTAACCAACCTGGAACTGCTAACCAGTTCATGAACCCCTACATGCAAAATGTAGTGGACATCCAGCAACGCGAAGCCCAGCGTCAAGCCGATATTGCAGGCACCCAGCGTGCTGGTCAGGCGGTTCGTTCTGGCGCATTTGGTGGCTCCCGTGCAGGGTTGATGGAAGCTGAAGCCGCACGTAACTTGGCCACGCAAAAGGGCGACATCCAAGCACAAGGGCAGAACGCCGCGTTCCAAAACGCGCAACAGCAATTTAATGCCGAGCAAAACGCACGCATGCAAGCAGCGTTAGCCAACCAAGGCGCGGGTCTTACTGTGGGTCAGCAAAATCTTGGCGCTCAATTGGGCATACAGCAACTGGGTTCAGGTCAAAACCTGCAAGCGCAGTTGGCCAATCAAGGCATGGGGTTCAATGTTGGCCAGCAGAATCTGGCTTCGCGTTTGCAAACCCAGGGGCTTGGCTCTGGACAAAACCTCCAAGCACAACTGGCCAACCAGCAGCAAGGTATGAACGCGCAACAAATGCGTGAACAGTCCCGACAGTTTGGCGCAGGTCAGGGCATGACCGCCGCACAGCAACGCGCACAGTATGGGTTGGCTGGCCAGCAAGCCGGGGAGCAGTCTCGCCAGTTTGGTGCAGGCTACGGCATGCAAGGGTTGCAGACCGGGCTGCAAGCCGCTGGTCAGTTGGGTCAGTTGGGCCAGACGCAGTACGGCCAACAGGTTGGCAACATTAATTTGCAGAATCAGTTGGGCGCTCAACAGCAAGCGCAGCAGCAAGGCATCTTGAACCAGCAGATTCAGAACTACGCCATGGCGCAGCAGTACCCCCAGCAGCAGTTGGCCTTTATGAGCAACATGCTGCGCGGCTTGCCGATGCAGTCCACCAGCACCAACATGTACCAAGCCGCCCCCAGCAACGTGTCGCAGTTAGCAGGTCTGGGCATGGCAGGTTATGGCTTGAGCAGAATGGCAGGTATGAAAAAGGGCGGCAAAGTTAAAGCCAAGCAGCGCCCAGCAGGTCTGGCTGAGCTGGCACTCTCCAAAATAGGGTAAGGAATATTCATGATTAACGTCAACCAGATTACCGCCCAAATGGCGCGGATGTCCGACCAAGCGTTGCAGCAATACGCGGCTATGCACAAGGCCGACCCCTACACGTTGTCGTTGGCGCTGTCTGAGTCCAACCGCCGTAAAGAGATGCGTCAGGGTGCACAGGCGGGGCAGCAACAGCCGCAGCCTAAAGTGGTTGACCAAGAAATTGCGCAGATGGGGCCACAAATGCCGCCCCAACAAGGGATGCCACCGCAAGGTGCGCCGCAAGGCACGCCGCCACAACAGCTTCCAGAAGACAGCGGTATTGGTCAGCTCCCGGCACCTAATATGCAGCGCATGGCTACTGGTGGCATCGTTGCTTTTGAAGAAGGCGGAGAAGTTCCCCGGTTCCGAGTTGGGGGCCAGCCGCAGGGGTACTCACACGGTATGGTTGACCCCAGCGGACTTTTTGGTGTACACCCGGAATCTTTGGCTTATGACCAAGCACGAGTTGAAGAAATTCTTGCGCGTAGAAAAGCTGCGGAGAGAGCGGCCCAAATTAAATTTCTTGAAACTGCCGCACCCGATACTGCACAAAGAATGAAACAAGAAGATGCGGCGCGTCTCCAACAATCCACTGCTCCCGCGCCTGTCCCCCGCGCTGCTCCCGCAGCACCCCCGCTTCCAGCCACGCCTGTTCCCGGTGCTACCCCGGCAAGAGGAATAAAACCCGGCGGCGGTCAAGGACTGAATCCCACCGTTGGCGGCGAAGGGCTGATGGCAGACATCCCTGGCCTGACTCAGACCGCTACAGGCACTGCAAAAGAGTTTCAAAATATGCGTGACCAGTTTGGCGAACCCACTGTGTCGCAAGCAGTGCAAAACAAAATTGGCACGTACACACTAGCCCGCGAAACAGACGCCAAAGCTGCACTCGATGAAATCAAAGCCGATCAAGCCAAGCAAGGCTTGGGCATGGAAGCCGTCGAAAAAAGAACCAAAGAACGGGGAGAAAAGTTGAGCAAACGCGAAGCTGATCTACCTGGGTTGGCCATTTTCCAAGCAGGACTTGCCATCATGTCCGGGGAATCTCCGCACGGGCTGGTCAACATTGGCAAGGGTGCGGGCGTTGGGGCCAAGGCCTACACCGAAGGGTTGGATAAGTTGGAGGCGTCTCGTGAAAAACTGGACGAAGCCTTTGACAAGATCGACATGTTCCGTCAAAACCGTGCGGACATGAACGCCAAAGAAGTCCGCGCTGCCCAGAAAGACATCCGCGCTACCAGGACAGAAGCTGAAAAACTGGGGTTGGACGCGCTTCAAAAAGACGGCGATATGAACCGGGCAGATTCACGGGTTGCGTTTGGCGTAATGTCGGAAAACCGCGCCAAGATGTACGACATCAATGCAAGAGAGCGAATGGGGCTAGCTCAAATTTCTGCACAAGAAAGAATTGCAGCGAAGCAAGCGGAAACGGCAAGACTGAGTTCCCCTCTCCACATGTACCAACAGCTTGGTAATGAGCCCGAAGGAAGCCCGTTACTTAAAGGTTTTGGGCTGTTCAAAGAAGCGGACAAGGTACCTATGCTGTACAAAGCCTACACATCACAAGCCGCAGACCCCTTGAAGGGCGGTGAGTTCATGGCCCGGTACCCCACGTTTGCTGTGTATATGGCAGGTATGGGCGGTGCTGGCGGAAGCAGTTTTGTCGCACCCCCTGCAAATGCCCCTGTACTAAGAGCGCCGGGTCAGCGATAATATTTTCTGTGCGCAACCCCAACGCCGTCGCACGGGCAACACAATTTGAGTGACAGACATGGCCAACTACATCCGCTTGCCCAACGGCGCGTACTATGAAGCTACAGAAGGACAGTCCCCTGCGGATGCCTTTCGAGACGCATATAAGTACTTTCCACAAGCGTTTGGTGTAGAAGCCCCAGCCCCCACAACTAAAAGCGGTCTGGGCGGGGCGTTTGGTAAGGGGCTTGAGTCACTTCTGTCCAGCGGACAGACCGCCGCAGAATCCCTGATGGGGTCTCCCGAGGAAGCGGCCAAAAGCGCATTGGCACGCGGAGAAGCTCGGAGTAAAAAATACGAAGAGCAGGTCAGTTGGGATAAGGTCAAGAAGGCATACGAAGAGCAAGGCGTCTTTTCTGCCGCCAAGGAAGCGCTGGGCCAAGTCCCCGCAGCCATTGCTGAACAAGCGCCCAACATAGCATCGACACTGGGCGCGGCCCGGTTGGGCGCAACAGCAGGCTCCGTCTTTGGCCCGGTCGGCACGATTGTTGGCGGCGTGGCAGGCGCAGCCGCCCCGTCTTTAATCTCCCAGTTTGGCGGCAACATCGAGCGCCAAGCCGCTGAACAGCAGGCCAGGGGAGAAACGCTCAACATTGACCGAGGTGCGGCAGCAGCCGCTGCTTTGCCCCAGGCTGCACTGGATGTGGCCGGGACGTTCATTCCTTTGGGCGGGCAGCTTGTAAGCAAACTGACAGGAATACCCGTCAAAGCGTTGACGATTGGAGCAGGCAACGCCACCAAGCTGGCCGAAGAGCGTTTGCTTGCAACCTTGGCCAAAGGCACCGCCGTTGGCGCAGTAGCTGAAATCCCCACGGAAATTACCCAGCAGATGCTAGAGCGTGCACAAGCAGGGTTGTCTCTCACAGACAGCGATGCGTTGGCTGAATATGGCAGGACTGCATACCAAGTTGGTCTGCTGGCCCCTATTGGCGGGGCTGGCCGATTGTCTGAGCGCGGTGCTGCACGCGACACTGTGGCCAAACAAAAAGCGGACGAAGCCGCCCAGGCCGCGCAAGAAGCCGAAGCTGCCAAGAATGCACCAGAAGCACTGATTGCTTTGGACGATCAGTACCGGGCTGCGGCTGCACAGCGCCAACAACTTGAAGCATTGGTTGCAACCAAGCCCACCAAGGCCTCCACGGTAGAAGAGAAGAAGGCATATGTTGCGGCCAAGCAAGAGCTGGCCAAGTTCAACAACGAGTTCAAACCGCTGGAAGCCGAATACCAGCAGCGCAAAGAAGCGATTGACGCGTTGTACGCACAGCAAGCGGCGCAGATGGAAGCTGAGACAGCCGGGGCACAGCCAACCGCTGCACAGGCAATCCCCAACGCTACCGCACTACCGCCCGTCACCAAGCTGATGGACCAGTTAAGTCAAATACGCACCCAGATCGACACGGTTGAAACTCAGTTGGCCGCAGGCCCAAGCATTGAAGAGCAAGAACAACTCCAGGCCCAGCGCCAAGCGTTGCTCCCTCAACTGGAGTCCTTGGGCGCGGTGGTAACTGAGCGCGGGGGTGTGGCAGCGTCCGAGAAAGAGTTCCTGGGCGAACTCAAAGCCGCAGAAAAGAAACGCCTTGAGTTGTTGGCCAAGGGGGACTTCGACGCTGCCGCCCAGCAAGTCACTAAGGTCAAGCAGCTTCAGGCCCAAGTCCCGCTGTTTGAAACCATGCGCACGTATCAGCAGACGCAACCCGGCGAGACAATGGCGCTGTTCTCCCAAGAGCAAGCACCCACTCCAGCACCCCAAGTCACTGAAGCGCCTGAAACCACAGTGGTTGAAGCAGCCGCGCCTGCCGCACCAGAGCCAAAAGAACCCGCCAAAGTACAGGCGTTGCAAACCAAGCTGGACGAAGCCAACGCTGCGCTGCCCACACTGGCCAAGGCTGGGGATGCTGCCGCACTGTCCAAGCAGACCGACGACATCAACAAGATTGAAAATGAGTTGGCCACAGCACAGAAGAAGCCCCGCACGGACATCTTTGATTTGTTCAGCCCCGCCAACATTTTGCGCACTGCCGTACAGAACAACGACCAGAAACTGATAGCCACCATCACGGACGTAGAAAACAAGAAGACCAAAACTGCCGCGTTGGATAAAGCCGCTGATGAGCGCACCCGTGTTATGCGTTTGTTGGACGAGCGGTTGGGGCTTGGCGGGGAAGAGCTGGTTAAGAAACCGATTGAACCGGGGCTGCGGCTTCAAAGCGTGCGCCGTACTCGCACGCCGTTGTTTGAATCTTTTTTTGACACCAGAGCAAAAGCTAGATTTACAAACGGCACGAACTTTGAAGTTATTGAGAAAACCAAAACAGATGAAGATGGCAACGTCGTTTTGGACAAGGACAACAAACCCGTAACGGAAAAGATCAAGTTGCAAGACATCTACGACAAAGGCGGTGCGCCTGCGGTCGAGTATGAAATGGTCACGCAACAGATTGAAGACCTGAAGAAGCTGGTGGAAACGCGCCAGCGCAATGCCAAGAAGTCTTTGTTGGCACAAGCCTACGATTTGGCAGCGGAGCATGATGCGCTTACTGCGCAAATGGCGGCGCGTGAAGGAAAAACCAACGTGTTCCTTCAGCGCAAACTTGACGCTGCGCTCAACAAATACAACATGGTGTTAGGCAAGATTGCCCCTGTGCGTGAGCAAATCATCAAGTTGCACCAAAGCCTGTACGAGACAACTCCCATTAAACCTGTTGTAGAAGAACGGGGACGGTTGCAAAAAGAAGAAAACGAACGCCGCCAAGCCACCGCAGCCGCTGTTAAAGCAGGCACAGCCAAGACCCCGATGTCACGCACGGCACAGACAGCCGCCCGGATTAACCGGGGGGATGTGCGCAAGGAAGCCGAAACGTCTGAAAAGCTGCGCAATCTGGCCATGGAGTTGGGCCGTCAAGAGCCGGGGTACAAGGCGATGCTACAGCAGCGCAAGAAGCGGCTGGATGCGTTGGTTGCCCGGTATGGCAAGGACGACGATGCGGTCAACGATTTCAAAGCCGTGGTGCGCGAAGAGATGGAAGCCAAGGCGCTGGAGTTGGGCAAAACAACGCCTGAATACAAAGCCACGCTGAAGGAGCAGATTGCCTACTTTCAAGAAGTGCTACCCACAGCAGGCAAGCAAGTTGCCGCAAGTAAGCGCACACCTCAAGTTACACGCAAAGCCACTGGTGCACCCAAAGAGTTGCGGGTTGCTGGTAGCCGCATGTCTGATAAAGAGATTGAGCAGACGATCAAAGACAGCGAAGCAGGCACAGCTTTCCGCGTTCGGTCCGCACCCGGTGAAAGCATTGACCCCGCCCAAGCACAAGCATTTATCGACAAAGTGCAGGCAGGATTGCCAGAGAACGTCAAGTTTGTGTACGCCGCCGACCCCGGCAAGATTTCCCTTGGTTTGCTTACGCGCATGTCTCAAGAAGGGATTGATCCCACGGACGCCATGGTGCAGGGCGCGGTATTCAGTGATGGCACGGTCTTGATCGTTGGCAACCAGCACACAGACCTCAAGGACTTGGAAGCCACCGTGGCCCACGAGTTGTTTGGCCATTACGGCATCGACACAATGATTGGGGCCAAGCGGTTGCAAGAGTATGCCAACAAGACTGATTTGCTAAAACTGGCCGAGGACATTGGCGGAGCTGACCTGTTGGCCGAGATGCAGCAAGTAGCGGCATCCAACGCCGCCTTGGGCCGCAGCGAAGAAATCCAAAAGCTGCAAGTGTTGCGCGAGATCATTGCGCACACGGAAGAAACGCGGGTCACCGAGTCGTTCCGTCAAAAGGCTGGGCGCTGGCTCAAGGAGTTGGTCGGTATGGTTCGCGCAGCCCTGCGCGACATGGGCTTTACTGACATGGCCGCGATGTCCAACTCGGACATTTTCTACGCACTGAAGAAGTCTCGCCAAGCGTTTGCTGACAGGAAGATTGGGCCGTATCGCGCTGCTGATGGACAGATTGCACTCCGCACCCGCAAAGAACCCGTGACGATTGGCTCATCCCTGACCGCCACCCAGGCCAGCGTAAAAGACCGCCTGCTTGGGAACTTCATGGGGTTGACCGGGC